TTAAGGTATCTTTAGGTTCTCATTGGAAAGACCTGCTTATTGCTGGACAAACTACACTATCTCCTTCAGGAGAAGAAAGTCTACAAATTGTGGCAGGTAATAACGTTGTTATTACTACCGACAGTAGTACTACTCCAAAGCAATTAATCATAGGTCTAGAGGACGGGCATACTAATAGCTTTAGTACTTCTCAACCAGCGAACCCTACTTTAGGAGATGAGTGGTGGGATACCGACGACTCTTTACTCTATAAATATATTCAAGACTCTGCCGGAGTTTCTCAGTGGTTCCCAGTATCTGGAGGAGGTGGTGGGGGTGCTAGTGAAATTATCACTGTCGAGTACATTACCATTGCGGGGGATACAACGTTTGCGGCTTTATATGACACACTAAGTGACCATGTAAACGTATTTTATAATGGTATGAAACTGCCTGAAGTGGATTACACCGCAACCTCTGGTACATCTGTTGTACTATCTGATCCAGCTTTAGTTGATGACATCGTCACTATCGAAGTCATCAAAGCCCTTAACCTTGCTAATGGTTCTGACATTACAGAACACGAATATGTTGCTACATCTGGTCAAACAGACTTTGTAATACCTAATGGGGGATATAATAGGGCTGTTGATAACTTAGAAGTATTCATTAATGGTATTAAGTTATTAGGTTCTGTTGACTTTACATACACCGATGGAACAAATGTTGTTCTTACAGATCCAGCTGATCTCGATGATGAAGTAACAATTATTCATATTAAGATTATTGCTTTAGCTTCTGTTGTTAATAATACAGGCACTTCCGCAATCATTCCTGCTGGATCTACCGCGGACAGAGATGCTTCTCCAGAGGCTGGTTACCTTAGATGGAACACAGATTTAAATTCAACCGAAGTTTATAATGGAAGTACATCTTCTTGGGATAAAGTTGGTTTCATTGATGCCGAAGAGATTGAAGATATCGTTGGTACAATGGTTGATGCCAACACCGAAACAAATATTGTTGTTACGTATAACGATACTACCGGCAAATTAAACTTTGCTGTTGCTGACTTTGCACATACCCATGCAATAGCAGATACAACAGGATTACAAACAGCCTTAGATGGTAAGGTTGATGATTCACAGGTGTTGACTAATGTACCTTCTGGTGCTGTATTTACAGACACTGAAACCACTACAACACTATCTATTGCTACTAACATTCTTTCTTATGTAGATGAATTAGGCGCAACAACAAACTTAGATTTATCTCTGTACTTAGATGACACCAACCTAGCTTACATCGCTAGTGGTGCCTTAAATGGGTCAACTGGTATTGCCACGTTCACAAGAAGTGACGCTTCAACTTTCACAGTTGATTTAAGTGCTTTATTAGATGATACGAGTGTTACTGTAAACAATACATTAACAAGTACAAGTACAACTGAAGCGTTAAGTGCTAATCAAGGTAAAGTCTTAAAAGGTTTAGCTGATGGTCTTGAAACTAGAGTTGCATTAAATGATGCCAAGGTATCTAATGTTGCACATCCTTTAGTTGAAACAGCAGTCCCGGTAGGAGCGGTATTCACTGATACAATATATACACATCCTGCAGCCCATAGTATTTCAGAGGTTACAGGACTTCAAGCAGAATTAGATAACATAAGGGCCGAAGCTGTCGCGATGGCAATTGCATTAGGATAATAAGATATGGCAAATACATTTAAAAGAAAGACTGTAGCAAACATTGATACAACTTTGGTAGCGGTATATACGGTTCCGGCAAGTACAACAACAGTAGTTCTTGGTTGCACATTAGCTAACATTTCAAGTTCAAGCATTACTGCAAGTATTAGATTGGTTAACTCGGGTGATGACACGTACATCATTAAAGACATTCCTATTCCTTCAGGCTCTTCAGTAGAGGTTATGGCAGGCAATAAAGTAGTAATGGAGCCTAGTGATATTCTACAAGTACAAGGATCCATTATTAATTCACTTGATGCTACTTTAAGCATTATGGAGATGGGTTAATGCCATACGTAGGTAGAACTCCAACCCCGTCACCGGTTACTATTGATGATATTCCAGCCAATAGTATTGATGCATCTAAGATTGTTGATGGTTCGATTGAACTAGCGGATATAGCAGATAATTCTATTACCGATGCTAAGTTAAATTCAACTAAGTTAGATGGCATAGCCGATAGCGCTAATAATTATAGTCACCCTACTACTCACGCTACAGCGGATATAGCAGACAATGCTATTACAGACGCTAAGTTAAATTCAACTAAGTTAGACGGCATAGCCGATAGCGCTAATAATTATAGTCATCCAGCTGCTCATACAGTTTCTGAAGTAACAGGTCTTCAAGGTTTACTTGATGGTAAGACAACAGAGACATATGTTAATACTCAGGTGGCGGCTCTTGTTGCTTCATCTCCAGCTACTTTAGATACATTAAACGAATTAGCGGCGGCCTTAGGTAATGATCCTAACTTTGCCACCACAGTAACTAATAGTATTGGTACTAAGCTACCTCTCGCAGGTGGAATAATCACCGGGAACTTAGAAGTGTCTACAGCTTCATCAGGTTACATTAAATCTACTGCAGTTGGTGATCACTTTCCGGGTATTAATATTAAAAGATCTGGTGGAGTATCAAAAGCCGATTACGAATGGTCTATGCAATTGGGAAGTGGCGGTAATTTAAATATAAGAGATTTAACTAATAACTATTATCCAATTATAATGAATAATACAGGTGACACTTATATTGGTAACGGTACTGCCGGGTCTGGTATATCCACAATGGTTATTAAAGAATTGGGAAGTGTTGGTATAGGCACCAACTCGCCATCTTCTAAATTAGATATTAGATCAGATAATAGTCAATATCCACTAAAACTGGTTCATAATATAACTGATCCAGCGCTGGACTATTATTTCGCTCAGATCATTGATGGTAACTTCTCAGGTGTTTCTGCCACGGGCGGAGATAGAGAACAAGGTGGTTTGTTTATTGATGTAGACTCAAGTACAACAGGTGGTGATACAACTAATGAACATAGAGTATATGGGCTTAATGTTGATACTAGAGCTACGGGTGATAGTGATTTAGTATATGGTGGTAGATTTGTAACAGAATCCGTGCTTGATTCAGTAGGATCAACTACTGAATTAAAGGGTATAAGCTCACAAGTATATGCTAGAAACTCAGCAGGTACAGTGACCAATCTTTACGGTTCTTCTACATTTGCTTATATAGATACAACTGGTACTGGTACTGTTACCACCGCCTACGGGTCATATAATAAAGCGGCCACCCTCGTAGGACATACTGGTAATGTAGGAACTATCCGAGGAGTTTTTGGAGAAGTAGAATCAAATGGTTCTAGTACAATTTCAACGGCAAGAGGCTTTGAATCCCATATTGATAGTAATGCAGGCACAATAACAAACGGCCAATTATTCTATGGCTCTTATGCCATATCGGCTGGAACTGTTACAAACGCTTATGGCTTACACATCAATGGTGAAGATAAGAACTACCTTAGTGGCAAGCTAGGTATTGGTACTACGAGTCCTGGCTCTAAGTTAGATGTTTTTGGAGATGTTAGTGTGGGTAACCCTAACTTCGGTCTAACCCTAGATGGCGTAGGCGCTGGTGCTGGCCTCAGTGGCACAAATATACATTTCAATGGTAACACTACCACTCCTACGGTAAGGGCAGGGCACAGTTCATATGGTGCTTCAGGTATACTCCATAAGTGGGGTGGGGATATAGCCTTTGTCAACAAGACAGGAGTTGTTATAGCAGAGGATGCAGTTGAAGAACGTATGCGCATCACCTCAGCAGGTAACGTTGGTATTGGAACAGACGATCCAAGCGCTTCTTTACAAGTCGGAAATGCAGCTGATCAACACGAATGGATTACCGTAAACTCACTCGGTGGATATTATTCTGGAATTAAATTAGCTAGAGGTGCGGGAGATTGGTCTTCAACTGGTAATAATAACTATGGTATGTTAGTTACTGATGGTGGATTTGAAATTTCTAAGTTCACAAATAAAGGTAACAATACCAATGGCCGAGACACGTTTTTAGTATTAGACGATACCGAAGTTAATGTTGAGAAGCCATTTGGTTTATTATCGGCTGCTTCTGATCCTACTGGAACTAGAGCTGGACAGCTTTATTATAATAGCTTTGGTCAAAAAGTAAAATTTTATGACGGATCAACGTGGCAAGATGTAAGCTCTGATGGAATTATAAAATCAAATTTGTTATTACATTGGGATATGACTAATGGTAGTAGTTATTCTGGTTCTGGTAGTACAGTGAATGATATAAGCGGAAACGGATATAACGGAACTATTCAAGGAAATCCTACATATAGCAGTTCAAACAATGGCTATATGATATTTGATGGTTATGGCGATTATATTAGTTCTTCCTTTACAGCTCCTGCAGGAGCAAGAGCTTTTGGCATGTGGGTATATTATAGCAGTACAACACAACCAGCTGGTGAAAGTTTCCAATTGCAAGGAATCCAGGCAGGAGGAGGATACACTTATCAAGGGATCAAAGATGGAGGCAATGTATATTTCTATATTGGTACTGGAACAGGTGGAGAAATTAGCCATCAATTATCATCTGGACAATGGTATTATCAAGTTTTAACTTTTGATGGAAGTAGTTATGCGGTATATGTAAATGGTTCGTTAATTCAGTCTGGATCAGCATCTTCTGGTACAACCTCCACCACTTTTCAAGCGGCGGCAATTAATGTTAACCATCGTTTATACGGCTATGGATCTGAATGGCAATTCTATGGACAAAATTTGACTTCGGCCGAAGTCCAACAAAACTTTAATGCTGGAAGAGGTAGATACGGAATATGATAACTATAGAATATAAAATTAATGATTTAATTGTTCAAAACGATGAATCTAATTTAAATGTAGTAAGAAAAGTTGACTATACACAAATTTTTAGTGATGGTTCAAGCTTTTACGAAGTAAACAATGTATTAGATATGAATCCTCCTTCTTCTGGTTTTACTCAATTTGATGATTTAACTAAAGACCAGATTATTTCTTGGATTGAATCAAAGATATTTGATGGTCCGCAAAATAGAGAATGGCATTTAAAAGAAGCAGAAAGAGTTCTTTCAGAAAAACCTTTAATGTCTAAAAAATTAGACGGAGTAACAGATGGCAACTAAAGCATCACACCGTGGCAGGAAGTAGCAATAGAAGTATAAATAGATCAATAAGGAGTAAACCCCAATGGCATTAACTAAAGTAACAACTGGTGGTATCAAAGATGGTACTATCACTAATGAAGACATCAGTGCAACCACTAGCATATCACAGGATAAACTAGCGGCAACTCCTGGTGCATCTTCAATTGCTTCTGGTTTAATGATCCCTGCTGATAAGAATAAATTAGATGGTGTTGCTGATAATGCTAATAACTATTCCCACCCAAGTGCTCATACAGTTTCAGAAGTAACAGGTCTTCAAGGTTTACTTGATGGTAAGACAACTGAAACATATGTTAATACTCAGATTACAAATGTTATTGGAGCAGCCCCAGCAGCTTTAGATACATTAACCGAGTTAGCAGCAGCCTTAGGTGATGATGCTAATTATGCAGCGACAGTGACCACTGCGTTAGCAGGTAAGGTTGATGATTCACAAGTTTTAACCAATGTTCCTTCTGGTGCTTTGTTTACAGATACTAATACTACATATTCAGTTGGAGATGGTGGGTTAACTCAAAAGAACTTTACTACTGCTGATAATACTAAGTTAGACGGTATTGAAGCTGGTGCTAATGTTACTGATACAACTAATGTAACTGCAGCAGGTGCTTTGATGGACTCTGAGGTAACTAATCTAACTCAAGTAAAAGCTTTTGATTCTACTGATTATGCTACTGCTGCTCAAGGTGCTACAGCTAATGCAGCATTACCTAAAGCAGGTGGCACTATGACTGGCGATGTATCACTAGGTGATAACGTCAAGGCTAAGTTTGGTGCTAGTGATGATTTACAGATATATCACGATGGTACTGATAGTCTGATTAAAGATATAGCACAAGGTAATTTAGTCTTAACGTCTGATGGTACTGGGGTAATGATAAGAAATCACGCTGAAACTAAAACGATGGCTAACTTTAATACTAATGGTTCAGTCCAGCTAAGACACGATAATTCTACAAAGTTTGAAACAACCTCTACTGGTATTGATGTTACTGGTAGTGTTACTGCTAATTCATTTAGTGGAAATTCATCTTCTCAATTGGATATTTCTTCCGGTATTGGAATGAGGCACGCCACCCCCTATATAACAATGGGTACCGGCGGCTATTCCGAATCTGGCAGTAGATATTTCCAAAGCCCATATTTCACCAATGGAATTGGCAATCAGGGAGTTGACATAATTATGCCTGCTAATAGTTTTTGGACGAGTGGTACTATAATACTAAGTGCTGCTTACTCTCACCAGAATCAAGCTGGCCGCAAAAAATATGAATTTACTTATAACCACAATGGTGCAGGCAATTATGGAGAAACATGGTCACTAGATGGGGTGAATAACACGGGTACAAGTTCCTTTGCAGTAACTCCGTGGGCATGGGACTCAACTAATAACTGGCATGTCTTGAAGATACGTAAATCTAATACTTACGGTAATAGTATAGGAGTAAGAGTAGATCTAGATCAAACAGCACACAATTACTTACCAAATATGTATATGACTAGTTTATATACATACTAAAGGAGTCTAATATGTTTTATTTTATATACAATAACGAAAAATTCACATTTAATCCTAACTTGCTAATACCATGTCCTGAATTTGACCCAGAGGGAAACCCTATTGATGGTTATGGTCAAACACTGAAAGAATTTCTAGGCATGTCAGACGCAGAAGCCATAACGGCTGTATTAGAGGGAAACTGGAATAATGTCCGGTATGAAAGAGATTTGAAATTAAAAGAGTCTGATTGGACTCAAGGTGCTGATGTTCCTGACAACATTAAATTAGAATATCAGATATACAGACAGGGATTGCGTGATGTAACAACACAAACTGACCCTCTCAGTGTAATTTGGCCAATAAAACCAGGAGAAGCAATCTAATGCCTTACATAGGAAACAGTCCAGCTAACATTGGTAATTATCAAATCGTTGATGACATAAGTGCTTCCTTCAACGGTGTACTAACAACATTTGCTTTAACAGCGGCAACACAAACTATTAACCCCGCTAAGTCAGGACAGTTATTAGTAAGCATTAACGGTGTATTACAAGAACCTGATGACACAGGTACTGAAGGCTTCTTAGTCTCAGGATCAAACATTGTATTCTCATCAGCTCCTGCAACCGGATCAACCTTCTGGTGTGTATTCCAAGGTCAGAATGTAGATATTGGTATACCTAGTGATGACACAGTTGGTATTACCCAACTAAGTGCTACTGGTACACCAAATACCTCTACATTCTTAAGAGGGGATAACACTTGGGTAATACCAACAGATACAGATACTACCACAACATTATCAGTTGCTGCTAACATATTAACATATACAGATGAAGATGGCTTGGCAACTAATATTGATTTAAGTTTATACCTTGATGATACCAATGCGGCTTATATTGCTTCTGGTTCATTAAACGGATCAACCGGTGTTGCTACATTTACACGAAGTGATGCTACATCATTTGATGTTAACATGAGTGCATTTTTAGATGACACAACAGTAACGGTTAATAATACTTTAACAAGTACAAGTACAACAGAGGCGTTAAGTGCAGCACAAGGTAAGGCATTAAACACTAGAGTTCTATTGAATGATGCTAAAGTATCTAATGTTGCACATCCTTTAGTTGAAACAGCAGTTCCTGTTGGAGCTTTGTTTACTGATACTAACACTACATATTCAGTTGGCGATGGTGGGTTAACTCAGGTTAATTTTACTACTGCTGATAATACTAAGTTAGATGGCATAGCTACAAGTGCTAACAACTATACACATCCAGCGACTCACCCAGCTTCAATGCTGACAGGTGCTTTACCTGCAATTGATGGTAGTGCTTTGACTGGTATTGATGCTGTTGTAGTAGGTACTACGCTACCTAGCCCAGTATCTCCTGAAGGTTCTTTATTTTATAAGTCTGATAATGATATTTTCTATATTAGTAATGGTACCCAGTGGAACTTAGTATCTAATGCAAATCCTGCTACAACAGGTGGCACAGTAACTATTGGTGCTTTATCTGAAGGTGGTACGTTCTCATATAATCTAGGTATTGATTTTACAGATGATGTAGATACTGATGCTCAATTAACATACACCTTAGTATTAGGAACTATGCCTACAGGCTGTGTGTTACCTAGTCTAGGCAATTCAGCATTGACAGGCACCGCTGGAAATGTATCAAGTAACACTAATTATACTTGGACTATTAAAGCTACTGATACTTCAGGTGGCACAGCTACTCAGAATTACCAACAAACAATTAACACAGTCGCTGCAACTACAACAGGTGGCACAGTAACAATCTCAGCAGTAAATGAAGGTTCATCCGCGTCTTACGATGTAGATACAAACTTTACATTTACTGCAGGTTCTACTTTCTCAGCTTACAGCTTGGCAAGTGGTACTTTACCTTCAGGTTTAAGTCTTAATACCTCAACAGGTGTTATTTCAGGAACTATGGGTCAAGTAGCAAGTACAACAGCATATTCATTCACTATTAGAGCTACAGATACAGACGGTGATACTGCTGACCAAGCGTATTCGTGGAGTATTGTTATCGTACCTAGGGGAACAACTTCAGGGTCTCCTGCATCAACCCCTGCAGATGTTAGGGCAGACAATTCATCTGCTAGTAATGGTATGTATTGGTACACAGACGGAACTAATACATATCAGGCTTACACAAAGTTTGATTGGCATGAGAGTAGTCATTGGATTTTAGTTTTAAAAGTACACGCTAGGGGTGATATGCCATCAGGCTCTTCGTATTGGACTAATAGTACAACAAATAACGATACAGACTCCAATATAACAGGTGGCTCATGGGCTAAATATAAATCATGGAACTACTACAGCTTTAACAGAGTCTTGTTAGATATGAACGGAACCGTGCCTTGTATTATGGTGTACACTACAAGTAGAACCATGTACAACGCCATGCAAAACAATTCTAGTGCTGCCTTTGGTGGGCTAGGGTGCAATTCAACAAACCCAACATATACAGGTATACAATATATAGATAGTGGCTTTATATACTCAGGTTCAAGTTTCTCTCTACAGACAGGCCATGAGAGACACATTCAGAAATATGGTATAAACTGTTTTGCTAATACCTCTACCAACAGCACCACCGATAACGCATCGCTAAGTTCAGTGGGTCGGGCAGGAGCAAGGGTTGGCGCAGCGATGGACGAAGGGGGTTATACATTTGGGGCGAGTAACGCCTCTAACGGCGGCTCTGACTCAGGTTTTGGTTTCGGTGGTTGCGCAGGAAACGCCCCACGGACATGGTCTTGTGGGTATGGAGAGTGGAACACGTCTGCTGTTGTCAACACACTACCGGGAAGACTTTGGGTTAGATAAAAAAAGGAAATATTATGGTGGATATTATAAAAGTAAGAGTTGTTTTAGAAAAAAACTACAAAGACAAAGCGTGGGAGATACCTGATGCTGCTATTAGTTATTCTGAGGTTATTTGGATTGACAAAGATATTGCGCCAACAGACGCAGAAATTGAGACGCAATACCAAGATATCGTAGATAATAGTTATAAAACGGAACATTCTCGTAATAGAAAGCCCGTTTATCCAAGCACCGATTCTTTGGTGGTTGCTCTTTGGGAGAAGTTGGTTGAATTAGACGGATTATCTTCAACGGCTATAGATGAAATTCAAGAAGAAAGGGTTAGTATTAAAGAGAAATTTCCTAAGCTTATAGCAAAGTTAGACACCCCACTACAGGGTGCTGTGGCTGTCGAAGAAGATACTTTTACTTAGCTTATGAACATAGTTATTGTTGGTGGTGGAACAGCGGGTTGGCTAATGGCTTTGTCTATTATAAAGACCCAAGGTTCAACTCATAATGTGACTCTGATAGAGTCTAAGAAGATAGGCATTGTTGGTGCGGGTGAGGGGGCAACACAGATGTTGCATGACTTTGTATCGGGCACATGGTTTGACATAGGTATCGACATAAAGGAGTTTATAGAATATTGCAACGTAACACCAAAGATGGGCATAAAACACGTTAATTGGACGGGTGACGGGTCTTCTTACTTTGCTCCACTAGATGGCTCATCAACTTCGGGATTATCCCCTGATACAGAGTTCTGTGAGAACCTAATAGTAAATGGTGACAAATTCCATCTAGCATCTGAAATAGGTAGGAAATACGAAGCAAAAGAGCCTATTAACGTGAGCTACCACTTTGATGCTTTTAAAGTTGGGGAATTTTTCGCAAAACATGCTATAAAAGCAGGTGTTAAAGTAATAGATGCTGAGATTTATGGGGTTAAAACTGATAACGGTGAAATTATAAGTTTATTAGATACTGACAACAACACCCATGAAGGTGATTTTTTTATAGACTGTAGTGGGTTTAAAAGGGTATTGTGTGGGGCTATGGATATTCAGTGGGAGTCTTACGAGAAAAACTTACCTGTTGATAGCGCAATAGCATTTCAGATGCCACTTACAGACGACTATGAGCCTGTTACAACTGCCACCGCAATGGATTCAGGGTGGTGTTGGAAAATACCAACTACAGAAAGATTTGGGTGTGGTTATGTTTACTCCTCTAAGTTTATAACAGATGCTAAAGCTGAAGAGGAATTGAGAGCAAAGTTTGGTGACGTAGAAATTCTTAGAAAATTCAAGTTCACTTCAGGGCGTTCAGAAGTTTTATGGAAAAATAACTGCCTAGCTTTAGGATTGTCAGCCGCATTTGCAGAGCCTTTAGAAGCTACATCTATACATACAACTATCATCCAAGCAATGTCTTTTGTTATGGAACACTTACAAGAAACCAAGAAAGAAACATGTAATCAATATAGAATCAATCACTATAACAAAGAAATGATAAAGTTGTACGATGACATTAGAGATTTTCTTGTAGTACATTACACAGGTGGTAGAGATGACACAGAGTTTTGGAGGCATGTGAATAGCGGAGATACTTGGACAAAAACAGTTAAATATATGTTGTCTATTAGCAAAACATCTGTTCCATCAGCCCTAACTTTAGAGCATTATTTTGGGTGTTCAGGTGTCATGTTGTGGAATTGGATTTTGGCAGGACTAGGTCACATTGATAAAAACAAAGCGAGCAACTCATTAAAAAGATTTAAAGGGTAAGAAAAACATAAGAGGGTGAAATACCCTATTCAAATTCAAATCATTATAAATAACTGTATAAAGAAAGGAGACAACAATAGATGAGTAAGTCAAGACTATTTTCCCAACTACTTGGATCTGACGGTAAGGTCAAAGAAGGTAATGTAAAAGAATTAGTTGCCCATGCAGGTGACGTAGAAACCAAATCGTTTGGTTCTTCATCTCTTGTACCGGTCCTTACAGTTAATCGCCAAGGTAAGATCACAGCGATATCAACTACAGCAGTTGCTGGAGTTGACAATATAAACTTTAATGGGACCTCGGGAGACCTAACTGTTAATACTTCAGATGGTACCACACATACGGCAAATATCGGAGCCTTTATTGACTCTAAAATATCAGCATTAGTCGGAAATGCTCCTGCCTCAATGGATACACTAGCAGAAATTGCTGACTCCCTTGGCGACGATCCAGATTACGCCACAAATTTAAACATACAAGCAATGAATACGGCAGCGTCTATCATTGACTTGCAAGACAAATACATAACAGAACACGTATAAAAAGGAGAACATTATATGCCTACAATTCAAGAATCCTTAGATGCCTTAGTTACCCAAACAACGGGATTAACTAATACGGTATCGGGTAGAATTACCGATATGGATGGTAAGATTACCCAAGCTAACTCAGCACAGGTAGCGGCTGAAACAGCTAAGACTAATGCAGAGATTGCTGAAACATCGGCACAAACAGCCCAGAGCTTAGCAGAGACTGCAAGAGATGTGGCATCTACTGCAAAGGTTGATGCTCAAACAGCTAAATCAGATGCATTAGCGGCTCAGTCAGCGGCAAGTGCAGCACAGACATCTGCTGAAGCGGCAAGAGATGCTTCAATTGCAGCGGATGTATCTGCTTCAACTAATAGAAGTGATTCTATTACGGCTAAGAATGCTTCTGTTGTTGCCCAAGGACTTGCAGAAACTGCAGAGGTGAATGCTTCAACAAGTGCTGCAGCTGCTAATTCACATAAGACTAAAGCTGGTCAATGGGCAGATAATGCTGAAGATGCTTCGGTTGAAACTGGTAAATATAGTGCTAAACATTGGAGTGCAAAAGCTGCAATTGAAAATACTGCAGCAGGCGTAAGTGAAAATAATGCATTGGCAAGTAAGAATGCTGCTAGTGCCTCTGAAGGTGTTGCAACCACTAAGGCATCTGAATCAAGTGCTTCGGCAAGTGCTTCGGCATCTTCTGCAAGTACTGCAACCACTAAAGCTAGTGAAGCATCTGCTTCAGCCAATACTGCTGCAACCCAAGCAGGTATATCAACTACTAAAGCTAGTGAAGCATCAAGTTCTGCTAGTGCTGCAGCTTCAAGTGCTTCAAGTGCTTCAAGTGCTGCAACGACCGCGGTTAATGCTGTTATTGATACCGCCCCTGCTAACCTAAATACATTGAATGAATTGGCTGCTGCTCTTGGAGATGATGCTAATTATGCATCTACAACAACTACAGCTTTGGGTAATAGATATACTAAGGCTGAGACTGATGCTATATTTACAGATTATTCTCCAAAAGTTGTTATGGCGGGGTATAACAACTCGAGTAATCAAAGTTCGAATGTCTGGACAGATATTACATTGAATTGGTTCGAAACCCCTCCTGATACCAATTACATAACAGTATCAGGAAATACGGTTACATTTGATGTTCCTGGAGTATATTCGATAGATTACTTCGCTATGTCACACGACAACGATAGATACTATGCCCATCATAGAATTAATGGTGCGGTATATCACCATACTCACACTTACGGAACACAATGGATGGATCATAACTTCAGCCTTGCTCATAAATTTACGGCAGGGGAGTTTGTTGGTTTTAGCGTTTACAAGAGTGGTAGTACCAATAGTTACACTTGGCACCATGGCGGCACATATTCAATGATCACAATTACATATTTAGGAGCAGGATAATGATAAAACTAATAACAGCGCCAGGTCCAGACGGAGGTCCATTCGACGCAGATGGTGTCGCAGCCCAGAACTTGGGTGTTGAGGCGACCAGTTCTGAATTGGAGGCTGAAAAGCAAAGACTCATTTTAGAATGGCAACTTGATCAATACACAAGGGATAGACAATACCCTTCATTAGAAGAGCAAGCTGATATGGCTTACTGGGATAGAAAGAACGGTACTACAACACTTGATGATGCTTTAGACGCAGTTAAGGATGCTTATCCTAAGCCTATATAATGAGTAGAATAAGACAATTAGCAGAATTTGACTTTTACAATAAGTCAGAAACCGACGGTAAGGTAGTAGAACTATCTCCGCCAACAGATTTAAGTGATTACTATACGAAATCACAAACGGACTCTAACATTGTAACGTTAAGTCCTCCAACTGATTTATCAACGTATTACAATATGGGTCAGGTCGACTCAATTATAAATACACTTAAAGGTACCGCTTCAGTTGACTTCGATACACTCGGAGAGCTTGAAGATGGTATTGACGCAAATGAATTATCGGTGGTGTCTAACGCTGCAGCAATTGTTGCTGCTCAAAATGCTATTATAACAAATCATCCATAGGAGAAAATATAAATGCCAACAAGTTTAACTGATGCAGTAAATACGCTAGTATCAAACACAACAACACTGCAAACGACAGTTACTGGACGTATCACAGATATGGATGGTAAGATTGCCTCGGCAGATACAGCGAAACAAGCTGCAGAGACTGCAAAGGCCGGAGCAGAGATTGCTAAAGGTTTAGCAGATACCGCTAAGACCGATGCTGAAACTGCACAGACGCTAGCTGAGAACGCTAAGACTGCTGCTGAAACCGCTCAAGGTATTGCTGCAACTGCTAAGACAGATGCTTTAATAGCACAAACCGCTTCTGAAACTTCAAAGAATAATGCTGTAGCTGCACAAACTGCTGCTGAAAGTGCTGAAGGTTTATCTCAACAATGGGCAACTAAGACTACAGGTGCTGTTGATGGTGGAGAATATTCTGCTAAGTATCAAGCTCAACAAGCTGCTATAGATGCAAACACTGCAACTGTTAAAGCTGCCGCGGCTACTATCAGTGCTACCAATGCAGAGACATATAAGAATGCTGCTTTGGTTGCTGAAACACATTCAGAAACTGCAGAGACCAATGCTGAATTAGCAGAGACTCATGCAGAAACTGCTCAAGCTCATTCAGAAACTGCACAAGGTGCTGCTGAAGCTGCTCAATTAAGTGCTACCGCTTCTGCTACTAGTGCTACTGCTTCTGCTACTAGTGCTGGTTCAAGTGCTACAGATGCCCAATCAAGTGAAGATGATGCAGAAACTTCTGCTACTGCTTCTGCCAGTTCTGCTTCTGCATCATCAAGTTCTGCCGCGGCAGCAAGTGGTTCTGCTTCAACAGCATCAACAAAGGCAACTTTAGCTACTACAAAGGCAACAAGTGCCACTGCTTCTGCTGTAACCGCAACTAATAAAGCTGCTGATGCATTGGCAAGTGCTTCTGCTTCTGCTGGTTCTGCAAGTACAGCAAGTGGTCATAAGGATACTGCAGTAACTAATGCTGGGATTGCAACTACTAAAGCTTCTGAAGCTGCTTCTTCTGCATCAAGTGCTTCTGCTTCTGCTTCAACAGCAACTACAAAGGCATCTGATGCTTCTGGTTCTGCTTCGGCAGCTGCATCAAGTGCAAGTACTGCTGCTACTACATTGGCTGATAGATACACTAAGGCTGAGACTGATGCTAAGGTTGTTGAGTTAAGTCCTCCTGCTACTAAGAGTCATGTAGATTCTTTAGGTATTAATGCTGCTACGTTAACCGGTTCTTTACCTGCTATTAGTGGTGCTGCTCTAACAGATATCGATGCTGCTACAGTATCAGCTACAGACCCGGATAATCCTGCTCAAGGCGATATGTGGTTTGATACTACTAGTGGTGCTATGAAGGTATGGTCAGGTTCTGGTTGGGACACAATGAGTAATAAATTCTCGGCTACTGGTGGTACTGTATCAACATACGCATCAGGCGGTACTAATTACAAAGTTCATACGTTTACATCTTCAGGTACGTTTACTGCTGAAGCTTCAGGTTCTGTTGATGTTCTTATTGTTGGCGGCGGCGGTGGTGGTGCAGGTGTTACTGGTCAAATGGGCGGTGGTGGCGGCGGTGGTGCAGTTCTACACAGAACTTCTCTTACGGTCACTCCTCAGAGCTATAGTGTCACCATTGGAAACGGTGGCAGTGCTAATAGTGCTGGTGGCTCAACCTCTATTTTTGGCGTAACTGCAACAGGTGGAGGTTTAGGTTCAGGTGGTATCGGCGTTGGTGGTAATGGCGCAAACGGTGGTGGCGGTAACAGAGGTTATGGTGGTGGTATCGGTACTGCACCGTCTGCTTCTGGGTATTTAGTTTATGCCGGATTTAATGGTGGCAGTAGTGTGAGTGGCGGTTGTTATGGTTCAGGTGGCGGTGGTGGCGCAAACGGTGCGGGTGACAGCGGTACGACAGGTGGAGGTGGCACAGGTGGCCCAGGAAAGCAAATAATGAAAATGGGTCCTAATGGTGCTACCTATTATTGGGGCGGTGGTGGTGGCGGTGGTAACTACGTACATTGTACAGGTGGTATGGGTGGTATCGGCGGCGGCGGCGGCGGTGGCTCTGATTCAGGTGGCATGTCATATGGAGGTGCTTGGGCTCTCAACTCAGGTGGTTCAGGTAGTACGTCAGGTGGAGGCAACGGTGGTGCTAACACAGGCTCAGGAGGTGGTGCTGCAGGACACAACAGTACCGTTGCTGGTAGTGGTGGTTCAGGAATAGTAATAGTGAGGTATGCAGTATGAGTCATTTTGCAAAGGTAGAGAGTAACAACATTGTTACAGAAGTAATTGTTGCTGAACAAGACTTTATTAATTCAGGTGCTGTAGGTGATTCATTTCTATGGATTCAAACATCTTACAACGGAAACTTTAGGGGCAAGTATGCTTCTATCGGTGACACTTGGGATAAGGTAAATGAAGTATTTATTTCACCTCAACCATTCCCTTCGTGGACACTAGATGCTGACTTTACTTGGAACGCACCTATAGCTTACCCAACAGATGACTTAATGTACTCTTGGGATGAAGACACTACCTCTTGGGTAGAAACAGTAGAAGAATAAAACCATATGCTAACCCTATTAACAAGTATACTACCAATTGCCTTAGGATTCTTTGCTAAGTTAACAGCATTGAATATGCAGGCAAAGCAAGAGTCACAGAAGCTTCAAATGGAAGTACTACTCGCAAGAGAAACTTCTATATCTGATGCCTTCAACTATTAATACATAAAAAATAATACCACTTGACATTTTAGGTGCCCGGTGGTATAATAACATCTTGCCTTAGGGTAAATTTTTTAAACACAATCAAAGGAAAGAAAATGACAGAAGAAACTAAGCAAACAATCAATATTGACGGTACAGACCATATTTTTGAGGACTTATCTGAGGTAGCAAAGGACGCAGTTCAACAACTAGCGTCTCTACAGCAAAAACAGAACCAATTACAGGCAGACTACAATCAGCTTGAGATGGCTCGAAAAGGCTACCTAGCAGCTCTAAATATAGAATTGGAAGAAGAGTCTAAAGCTGCCTAAGGAGTAACCTATGTTAACTAATGTTCTGCAACTACGAAGTGGTACCTCTACTGAACATGCGGCCTTTACAGGCTCTGCAGGAGAGATTACTTACGATTCAGATAAGAATACGGTAGTCATTCATGACGGGGCCACCTTAGGGGGCTTCGCTTTAGCTCGTGCAGGACAACTTAGCTCAGTTACCCAAGTAGCAGACATTACCGCAAGAAACGCTCTAAGCGCAACGAGTGGTGATATGGCGATTGTTATTAGTAATAGCACTAACTATATTTATGACGGCACAAACTGGGTAGAACTACAGACCCCTGCTGATACAGTATCAAGTGTTAATACTCAGACGGGTTCTGTAGTATTAAATGCAGGACATGTAGGTGCCTTAGCAAGCACCCATGCAGCAAGCGGTGTAACTACTACAGGTATTAGTCATTGGAACTCTGCGTGGGGCTGGGGAGATCATGGTAGTGCAGGGTATGCTGCCTCGGGGCATAGTCATAGTATGGCTGCACTTCCTATTATTTCTTCTCCTTCTTCTAATGACTATATTTCTATATATGACGTTTCAGGGGGCGTGAACGGTAGAGCTACTATTAGTACTGCAGTACTGCAAGGCCCTCAAGGTGCTGCAGGCCCTCAAGGTGCTACAGGCCCTCAAGGCCCTCAAGGCCCTCAAGGACCAGCAGGACCTCAAGGCCCTCAAGGACCTGTAGGGGCCTCCTTCTCTGTATCCGGGGATACTTTAAATATAACAACATAGTAGGTATATAGATATGTCGCAAAGCATTAATTTAGCCGATATTAAGAATGTAACTTTCAACGGTACCGCTATTAAAATTATAAATCTTGACGGAGTGGAGATTTGGTCTGGGAGTATTGAAGGAGACAGCCTCTCCCTTGAGTCTCAGATATACCCCTCTGTACCCGGGGGCTACCGATTTGGCTCTTCAGTAGCAGTTTCGGACAATAGAATAGTAGTAGGTACGTATGATGGACAACAATCGGGCGTAGTAGGATCTATATACATATATGATATTAATGGTACCCAGTTGCACCACATAACTTCCCCAGGGGGTATAAACGGTGACCAGTTTGGTACTCAGGTAGCGGTTTCAGATACTTCCATTCTTATTAGTGCTCCGAGGGATAACAATATAGGAGCAGCTTACCTATATAGTATTGATGGGGTGTATCAAGCTAAACTCGTGCCTCCTGATGGTAGCGCGTATGATAATTTTGGCAGCTTTACTATTGCTATCTCTAATACTGTTATTGCCATAGGTGCCCCAGACCACGATACTCCCTACCAGAGTTCCGGAGCCCTATACCTATACAGTACGAGCGGGAGTTTTCTTACAAAAATAACCGCTCATGATACCCAGGTTTTTGACAGGTTTGGAAACAACGTAGCAGCCTCTGACACTAGAATAGTAGTAAGTGCACTAGGAGACGATGATTTAGGAGATACCGCAGGGGCAGCCTACTTATACAACATCAACGGCAGCTTTATAAAAAAAATAACTGCCTACGATGGTCAAGCGAATGACGTTTTTGGTGCTCCTGTCGCTATTTCTGACACGGTTATAGCGATAGGAGCCCCCAGCAGGGAGCACCCTACCCAACGAGGAGCTGTATATATATATGATGTTGATGGCACTCTTATAACTAAAGTAATTGCGTACGATATCGAAGATTATGATAACTTTGGTAGCTCCATATCCGTATCGGACAGTCTTATAGCGATAGGATCTCGTTCTGATGATGATAATGGTGTCCTTAGTTCCGGCTCTGTATACCTATATGATACGAGTGGAGTATTTCTTGCGAAAATAACGGCAACTAACAGTGCCCAAGGTGACTGGTTTGGGCACCCCGTTGGTGTGTCAGATAGAGCACTAGTAGCAGGTTCTTACAAGCATAATGGGCAAACAGGTACTATATACATATACAAATAAATATACAGAAGGAGAATTAAATGGCAGAATTAAAAGTAGATACCACCATTGATGGTAACAAGGCTTGGCAAAAAGGTAACGATGGGTCGGGCTCGACACTAGATGCAGATTTACTAGACGGTAAAAACTCTAGTGAGTTTGCTACTTCAGGACACGGACACGATGGAACGTACGCTAGAATAGACGGCAATACAGGGCATAATGGTAATATATACATTAGTGGGAGCAATATCTATATTAGGGCAGCAGGATCTTGGAAACAAGTATACCCTGCGGTTTATAGCTAGTGGCGGAGTCATATGATAGAATAGCTAGAGTAGCGGAAAGCCTCTTCAATATAGCTAAAGAGTTAGAGCCTATAGACTTGGAGCTCTCTTCTGAGTACTTAATACAAGCGCAAGACTTTATGTCTATTATCCCCGAAGATAAAGCGTACTTCCCTGAAGAAGAGAAGAACCAATTTAAACAACTACTAATGACATAATGGACGACTACACCCCGGTAAAAAGATATTACACATTCGAGATAACCACAACTCAGCAGTGCAACTTAGGGTGCTCATACTGCTTTGAAGGCTGTGGAGATAACCCCGACGAAAATTATAAGCTCAATGAGACACTACTAACCCCAGAACAGATAAAGCTGACTAAAGAGAAGATACACCACAAGTTAAAAAACTTAGGGGAGTATGGAGGTGTTAAGATTGACTTCTGGGGAGGAGAGCCTACCCTAAATAAGCCTTTAATAAAAGAGTTCTTAGAGGAGTTTAAAGGGCACCCTGTAAAGTATCACATGTATACTAATGGGTATGACCTTAGAGAGTTAAGAGATATGTTAGATGAAAGGGTTCAGATACAAGTGTCCTATGATGGATTAATGCCAGACCCTCTCAGATTGACGATAACTGGCAAGGACAGTACTCAAAGAGTTAGAGATAACATACTTAAGCTACTAGAGATACCTAATATTAATTTGCACCTAAAAGCTACTTTAGTTCCTGAGTACTTTGTACACCTCGAAGATATATGGGACGACTACGAGGACCTGTACTATAAGTTTAAAGAGAAAGGGTTACAGCTGGCTTATTCCCCTACTATAGACTACTATGATGATAGTGACCAACACGCTTATATGGAAATGTATAAGAGCAAGATTGTTGCCCTAACTAAGAAGGAGCTCGCCTTCTCTGAAAAGAATGGCCATACTTTATTTAGCTGGTATGGGGGTGTTAAAGGATCTCAGTGTGCTGCAGGGCAGAGCATTACAGCTATAACTGTAGAAGGGGATGTGCTGGCATGTCATGGTGTTATCTATCAAGAAAACAGGGAAGAGCTGCACTTAGCAAACATTGAGGACTCTAATGAGGAGTTCTTTAGTAAGTTGGAAGTATTTAAAGGCAATTTAATAAATCACGACTATACAACTCCAGACCCTTGTATAACTTGTCCAGCCACAACCTGTGTTAAGTGCCCTGCTCTTAAATCACAAATAAGTAAGAAGATGTCTTTAGAAGATAGATGGTACGATGATACCAACCAACCACAAATGTGTTCATACTTCCAGTATTTTGGAAAAGTAGATAGAGCCTTTCAGGAACTATTGATAGAAAGGAGTAATAATGGCGTATACTAAGACTTTAACCTCAGGGCAGAGCTTCACGTACACTAATGCGCAAGGTTCAACTGTTACATACAATTATTCAGGGGCTACAGAAGGGGAAAGTACGGGTATTTGTAGTGCACATACTGAAGGCGTACCTGTAGGGCTAGCATCTTGTGCAGGGCATAGAAGTACCTGCACAGGAAATAAGACAGGGTTTTCAGATGGAAGCCTTGCAGCTGGGTGGTCTATTAGAGACTATCACGTAAATCAGTTAAGAACTGCTATATCTGAGGAACTCACTAGTAGGAATACTCATAAGGACTTTTCGTATACTACTAGTGTGCCGGGCTCTAATGTAAGCGCCGGATCTGCTATAGACAACGCCCACTTCTCTAATGTGAACTCTGCCTTAAACAGGATGGGAGGCAACACTGGGATACCCGGGGACGGGACGGCTGTTGCTGCTTCAGTAGTAACTTCTCTGAGGAACAGAATCAGAGCACTAGAAGGGGACTGTATTTGTAACTCAGATTGTGCCTGTAACTCTGTATGTACCTGTAACACAGACTGTAGATGTAATTATAGTGATATTACCCTCAAAAGAGATATAGAACCTTTAAATTTAGGACTAGATTACCTTAATAATATTGATACATATAAGTTCCAATACCTGTGGGACAAAGAGGCTAAGCACTACGGTGTTATGGCCCAAGAATTAAATGATGACGTCTTAGTATCAGAGGACAAAAATGGTAAATTAATGGTTAGCTATATAGAGCTTGTACCAATTTTAATAAACGCAGTAAAAGAATTATCGGAGAAACTAAACAATGGCAAGTAGAGTATATGAAGTAGCTAGTATAGAAGATATTGGCACAGAGTGGCAGTTGACGGGTGTTGTAGTAAGCGACACTCAATTTTTAGATACTGCAGGAGGTTTTTATATGAGACTATCTGCAGTAACGGCAGATATCTTGCAACAAATGTTAGAGGACGGACATACCGTGGTAATACCTAAGTCTACGGACTTAAGTGGCCCAGAGTTGCAACCTGGAGACCTGCAAATTACAGAAAGCACCGAGGGAATAGAGAGGGTGCGCAATAGTGCTATATCTTCCGCACGCACAAGAATGTATCAAAGGTTTACTACTCTTAACGTAGTCGTTTTATTCAACTATATGGAGGGTAATAACGTGTTGCAAGATGCTGGGTATAATATCACCGATGCTAATAGGGAGGAGAACTACTTGGCTATTCTTAATACAGGTAACACTGCATTAATCCAACAACTGGAAGAGTATTTAGAGGCTAAGGACCAACTATCCGCTAAAAGATTCCTATGGGAGCAGTATAAAATTTTTAAAACAGCGGTACTTGCCTCAGAGACTGAAGAGGAAGTCGAGACTTTAAGAACCCAATTCTTTAGTATAGGTAGTTAAAATGGCAAAGGTTTTATGTATTCATGAGGTAACCCCCGAGATCCTAGCGATCCCTAAAGAGACGCTCGCAGAGTACCTTATAACGTTTGACGATGGTCTATATAGTCAGTACGTACATTGGGAGCATTTTAATAGTATACCCACTACAAAAGTATACTTTATTTCTCCAGGGATTTTACATACAGAGAACGGTACCCCTCAAGCCGAGAGCTCCTCTAGTACGGAAGCACACCTACAGTTTTTCGAGGCAGGCAGGGGCAATGCTTTCATGAACATTAAGCAGATAAAGCATCTGAAGTCCCTTCCTAATACTATTATTGGGGGTCATTCCTTTTCTCATTTTAAAGAAAAAATACTAGAAGAAGAAGCGTATCCTCTCCATAGTGCTCTAAGTTACAAGTTTAACTTTATGAAGGAAGATACTGCTAAAATGGTAGAGTGGTTTGATAAGGAGTTAAAGCAGAAGATTAACTACTTTTGCTTCCCTTACAACAATACGTACAACGAGTTGTACACTGCTGTAGTTAAAAAACTGTACAAGATACCCAACACATTCGGTAGTGAGAGGATTGACGTAGAAGACCTACTATGATATACAAGGTGCCAGAAGAATATGATATAGTAATTTCATACTCCTGGTACAAGGTAACACATGGTAAGATATCTGGGCATTCTTTCGAGGTCTTAGACTACTATTTATTTCTTAGCAAGTTCTATAAGGTAGCCATATTCCTAGGGGATGGTACTTCAAAAGAAGAACTACTAAATCTAGCAAGGGACAAGTATAGCATCTTACCCGCTGAAGAAGATATACTAGTAGCAGAGGGCGTAAAAATATTACAAGCACCTCATCAAACGGTTATAATAACAGACGGGTCCGCCTCTATGCTCTTCAGTATGGGCGGATTTATATTTTGTAAAAACCTAATAATATTTAGATGCGGTAAGATTGATTCCTTTGACTCTTTAAAAAACAGAGACAACGTATACTTACTACAGGATAATAGGGTATACACGGATAAACCCTTACTCAATACTATTGATTACAAGAAGAAACTTTTGTTCAGTGCTTTAAAGCCCAAAACATCCCCAGGTACTTCTGCGTTCTTATATTTAACGCAGAATTGTAGAAGGTATGATATCGAAGAAGTAAAAAGCGCTTACGGGTTTGACAGCTACATCACTTGTACCGATAAACCTATTCCCAACCTTATAAATCAGATCAATGCTTACATTTACACCCCAGTGTTCTGCCCCGGGGCTAGTATTTCTAGTATTTCTAGAATGGATTGCTCCCCTAGATTAATAGCGGAGTGTGCTTACTATAATATACCAGTTCACTACTATAAGATTGATTATGAAGATGCCGGCTTAAATGCCCGTAAGTATGATATAGAAAACGATTTTGGGTCTTTAGAGTTGACCTCCTCTGATTATTTATTAACCCTTATAAAGGAGCTAGCATGAGCCTATCGCTGATGTCTGCAAAGAAAGTAGACGTAATATCTGACACCATATGTAAAAGGGCTCGTATAGACACGGGCCCTTTTTGTAACTACAAGTGCAATTTTTGCTACTACAAGTTACAGCTATCGGAGAGAAGACCTCTAGAGGAGATATTTTCTCAAATAGATTATGCAAAAGAGTACGGAATGACTTCCTTAGATTTCTCAGGGGGAGAGAGCTCTGTTGAACCCAACTGGTTCAACATATTAGAGTACGCAAATAAGAGGTTCGACTACTTATCTTGTGTGTCCCACGGGGGAAAGTTTGCAAATATAGACTTCCTTAAGAAATCACAAGATGCAGGTCTTAGAGAGATTCTATTTTCTGTACATGGGCAAACTGCCGAAATTCATGACAAGATAACAGAGCGTAAAGGCTCTTTTAAGAAAATCGTACAAGCAATAGAGAACGCGCATCAACTAGGTATAGTTGTTAGAATAAACTGTACTGTATCTTTTGAGAACTACAAGTGCATTGATACAAAAGTTTTAGAGTCTCTTAGACCCTTACAGTTAAACTTTATTGTTGTTAATTACTGGGGAGATAATAGGCACGAAAAGACCACTATAGACTATGGAGATATGTCCAAGTATCTTCACAACTATTTAGATGAGATAGCGTCAATTAGGTACGTAAATGTTAGGTACATACCTATGTGCTATATGAAAGGGTACGAAAAGTATGTGATAGGGTACATGCAATTACCTTTTGATTTGTATGATTGGAATATTGCCTACTACGCCCAAGATGATAGAGGTATTGTACTTACTAAGGATAACCTTAAAGACTTGTATAGTACAGCAGAGCTGCAAAGAGCCTCCTCTTACCAGAAGCCTTTGACATGCATAACTTGTAAACACTTTTATATATGTGATGGAGTGGAGAAGGGGCAAGAAATGCCTGTGTTCCCAGAAGAGGGAGAGAAGATTGGAGACCCTATACATTACTGTAGAAGTAATATGATAGGGAGTCCTGTATTAGACTAGTTTGAAAATTTGTTTGAAAGCTTCCGCTCTGTGCATACCAACTTGCTTACCTCGGTACATAGCTAAACTTTCCATACTTTCAATGGATCTAGCGTCAGGGTAATCGTACGTCTCAGTTGTGTAGTACCCCATCACCTGCTGTTTCTTATATATCTCCATACTCACATCTACATACGTATTAGGTACAAATGACCCTCCTAGCTGGCCAAACGCCCAGTCGGTAGAAGACGGTAGCTCACACATATACAATTCTTTAATCGAAGAGCCTGGTTTAGGTCTGGTCGCTACCATAACACATTCAGCAACTAACCTATGGTCTTTGTGTATATCAGATATACTATGGGTGTATACAACCTCAGGTTCTAAATCATTAACAACTTCTTCAATCTGTTTGAGAGTGTCACAATACTCTAACTTGCAATCACTGCCTAAGAATATGATTGGAGCCGCCCCTAGCGCCATACAACTCTTTTCAAATCCAGCCATTCGCCCTGTAGATACTTCTTCTGACCCAGGGCGATCACCTTTACACATAGAAACCACTGTAACACTGTGACCTGCATTAGCTAGTTTGTGTATTGTTCCTGCTGGGCCATACGCCTCATCATCTGGGTGGGCAAAAATAAATAGTATCTTCATAACATATCCTTAATTATATCCATTAAATTATACTGGGGCTCATACCCTAGCTTTCTTAGTTTACTTATATCGGGGACTCTGTTCATTATATCTCCGTGTTGGTCTGAGAAGTCCTGTTCGTACTTTCTAAACTCCACTCTACACTTCACTTTAGCAGTTTGAATTACACTAATAGCTAAATCTACTATAGTAGTAGGGGAGTCATTTCCTACATTATACGTACCTTCTTCACCCTCTAAAAGTCTTAGGGCCACTACGGCATCTTTAACGTGGCAAAACGATCTTACTTGCTTACCATCCCCGTATACTACTATACTCTTATCTGTGTTTACTGCTGAAATAAACCTAGGAAGTACCATTCCGTACTCTCCAGACTGCCCCGGGCCTACCACATTAAAGAATCTAATAATGACAGAAGGGAACGTAGAGGCCTTGATCATGAACTCTGTCATAAGTTTAGCACATGCATACCCCCATCTAAGTTTATCAGGAGATCCAATACTTAAGTGGTCACTCTCTTTAAACGTAGGGCCTTCGCCGTATACTTCTGAAGTGGAGGAAAAGATAACTTTCTTTTGGTGTTTCTCAAATAAGGGTATAAGCTTACTCATTATACTAATATTATTAAATAGAGTACTTGAAGGGTTTTTGTCAATATGTTCCACTCCTACAGAACCTGCTAGGTAGTACACTATATCAGCTTCTTCCATTTGAGCGTTTAAATCCATTGTGGATACATCCCCTTTAAGGAAAACTGCCCCGTAGTCTGGTACTTCTGAGGTACTCAGAGAGTCTACTATTGTAACGCTGTGTCCTTCTTCAATTAAATTCTTGGCTAAATGGGTTCCAATGAATCCCGCGCCTCCCAGTAGTAAATAATTCATATATCTCCTTTATTGTTGTTTCTGTTATTTGTAAGTTTCTTACTGCTACTAAAGCATCTACTACCTCATCTATATGAGTAATAAAGTATTCCTTGTCTTCTATAGGCTCGGTAGCGGTTCCATCGATACATCTCTTAATATAATAGTCAGAGTGCATACCCTCCCCATACACTGCAGGAAGCCTGTAGTTCACCCCTCTTATATTAGAATACTTAATATATAGCTCCATATATCTTTTTGCTGTATTATAACAAGCCTGTTCTTCTTCACCCCTTGTGTTTTCTGCTCCCATACTGCTTATATTTATAAAGAGAGCTTCGGGGTTTATTTTCATAGCAGATTTCGTCCATGCTACAATGTAGTCCAGTACCTGTAAAGGGTTTTGAGTAATGAACTCTGTGGTCGCCGGCGCAGCCAAATGATACACTCGTGTACAATCTTTCACCTCTGGGTAAGGGTATTGCACCTCTATAACTTCATGCTGCTTTTTCAAGTTGGCAACCAGATGAGATCCTATAAATCCACTAGCTCCAGTAACTACTACTCTGTCCATACTTCGCCATCATTACCTAGTCTAATAAATCTGGAGCCTTTAGTTTGTAGACCTTCTTTAACGCACCTTAGAAATTCTTTTCTAGTTTCTGGGGTGTACAAGTCTAAGTCTAAAGCCTTACATAAGTCTTGGTCATCTTCTACTAAGTGCCCTCTGCCACATACAGAGTAACAACCATTTCTTCCCGCATTAACAAATACAATAGAACCATAGTTCTCAGCCCAGCCCTTGACATTCAATTTCATTTGTTCGTAGGCTTTATACAACACAAAGCCAGCAACGCCGTATACAACAACTTTCTTACCTTGTGATGCCAGACCTGCAGCTACATTAACCATATTAGGTTCTTGTATTCCCATGTTTATAGAGGGGCAATCAAACCCCCACATATCACAATGAAGTAATATGATGTCTGGGTTACGCCTAATAAATTTGTTTAAAGTCTTTCTCATTTAGTACCTTATAATGCCATTCTTTAATATTGTCTTCCATAACAGGAATTCCATCCCCTTTAGTTGTCTTTAGTACGTATACTCTGGGTCGGACGGTCATTCCAAAATTACTTAAGTCGTGTTCAACATGCCAGTTGTACGCCTTAAACATCTGTATAACAGGGTCAACATCTATAATATCACTAGTGGACCCCAATACTTGTGAGTTATTATAATCAATAGTTAGTGCAATATTCTTTAGCTGCATTTGCCCTATAAACTGAATAGCTTCTAACGTATTACCCATCTGAAGAGTAGCATCTGTAATATTGACCCAAACTAGTTTATCAGTAGTCATCGCTATACCGCACCCAACACCTAGTGCATTGCCTATAGTCTCCTCCGAATAATCAACGAAGTCTATTTCATCGTGCTTAACCCCTGCAGATAGCCCTTCTATTTTCAACCCCCAATACTTCTCCCACAATAGATAGTAAGCCTGGGACCCAAAGGGCTTCCCAATAACTATAAAGTCCTCTTTAGTGACTAACTTTTTCTCAAATAGTTCCTCCAGATACGATAGCATAGATAAAGCCGAAGGGATGTGGCTTAAGTTATTGGCGTATGAATACTCAATTAGTTGTTTTACTATATTCTTCATGTTATAACCTTCTTTAGGTAATACTCTCCCCCACACTCGTCACTATCACATACCGTACCAAATTTGTAAAGCACTGATAACTTCGTTTTAGCGTGCTTATCCGTTAGTATATTAGTATAGGGGTCAGAGTCTGGTAACTTATTTAGAAAGTCCGTCATAGGTCTACCACATACAAATACATTGCCGCTCCCAAGTAACATAATACTCTTTTGACCTGCCTCGCACCTCATACCCACGGCATTTAGTCCTTTACCAAATAATTCATTAGTATCGTATAGTACCCCGTCCACCCGGTAGGTTTGCCTAGTAATATTGAACTCATCATAGAACTCTTTATATATGTCTTTTAACTCTGCGTTATTATCTACCCGCCAGTAGTTATAAATCATTTCAGAGTTGATTAGGTGCTCGTACTTGAGGTACTTTGATATCCAAACTTTAAACTTTTTAGTGTGCTCTTCACTAAGGTCTTCCAGCATAATATCAAAGTTATGTATTGATATATTGTTATCCATTATGTACTTCATGTTCTTCTCAAATACATCTTTAAGCTGAGGCTTGCCAATGTATTGTGAATAATGCGGAGATATATTTAACAAGTCTACCTTGGGTATCAAGTTGGCTATAGTCTTTTGATTACATATTAGATTAGTTTGAAGTTCGTTAAATATCTTCAACCCCTGCTTTATTCCTGTTTCAGTTATGTAGTCTATGATTTTATCTAGGAACGAGATTCTAGTCGGCTCGCCTCCATGGTAGTAGAATAAAACACTATTAATGTTTTCATGCTTAAAGAACTCGAATAGTTCATCAACAATAGTCTTTAGATCTTGAAAGGTCTCGGGGGCAGCGCCTTTATCATACCAATGACAATAGTCGCAATCTAAATTACATGACTCTGTTATGCGCCAGAATACCATATAGTCGGCATCTACTCCGGGGGACTCTAGTTGGTTGACTACTTCGAAAGTATGATAGGGCTTTATAGTTCCTTTCTGTGCTGTTGTTATCATTCTAGTTTCTCTTTATATATTTTTAGTAACCCGTCACAGTTGCAAGAGGTGTGTGGACATGTTTTAGGTATTACAGACTCTATATTTTTAAAGTAGTTCACGTTAGTAATTAGATCAGCGTGTTCCTCAAAACAAAACCTAGCAACTTTACCTTCCCAGGATATTTCATAATTGTTATTCCAACAAGTCCAACCTTTAAAGTCTGTTCTGTCCTGAGAGAAAACCTCATAGTCATTAAGCACTTCTTTGGTAGCCCCTTCTTCATCTTCATAAACTAAGTACCCAGGATATTTCTTAAATCTGCGAAACTCCTCAAAGAACCCTTCTGTGTAGCTTTCTAGGCTGTGCACATCTCCGTCTTCGTACAGAAAATGGGGGTGAATTTCCAAGTCTCCTATCTCTTCTAACTTATCTACGAATGTCTGTGTTTTTTTCCAAAAGAATTTTCTATGGTGAAGCATCACATTAACTTTAACTCTAAAACCTTTTTCCTGTATGGTTCTGATGTTGTCTAGTAGTAAACTGAACCCCTCCCCATACTTACTCTCATACTCTGGATGAAAGCTAAATAGAAAGTATGTATTAGGGTATACAGGGTGTCCCTCAAAGAAGTCCCTATCTTGTAGACCATTGGTAGTTATATATAACCTACTATCCTTATGCTTAGAAATAACGGTACTTACCTTTTCTAGCAACTCTAGATACTTAGGGTGGTCGGTGGGCTCTCCTCCTAATAGTCCTAGGAATATAGGTAGGGAGGCTCTGCTTAGTGCGTGTATTACTAATTGTTGAGACGCCCATCCCGCAAGTTTACCCCAGTCTTTCCCATACTGTTTCCAAGCGTAGCAATAGCTACACTTAAGACTACATTGGGTACTTACATCCCAATGTATATACAGCCTTTGTATTTTATGGGCCTCATCATATTGCTTTTTCATGGGTTAGGTCTCTCTTTATGGAACTGCAGTAGGGTGTAGCAGTCACAGGTATCTACTGGGCAGGTTATACGCTCCCTTAGGTTAGTCATAGTTAGATTTATTAAATCATTATTACAAGAGCGTCTAATAGACCCGTCCTTGTAGATATCATAAGACAAAGACATACAGTTATACCCCTTAAATCTATTCAGCTTTTTCTCTATAACCTCGTCCTCGTACAAGTAACTTTTAGACCCGTCTTTGAATACAAACTCAATTTTCTCTTCCTCAAAATACTCCTTAAACTGCTTAAAGAATTCAGAAGAGTAATTAGAGGACCAATCTAGTGTGCTATGTAGAAAGTTGATCATTATAAAGATGTCATGCTCTTCTAGGAAGTCTATTAGCTTCTTCGTTTCCCCCCAGTACTTAGGGTTTGTAGGCAGATTTACACTTACAGATAAAGTTATACCCTTTAGCTTACTTAATTTAAGTAACTTCTCATTAAAGTGGGGGGTATGATGCTCATAATGGTAAGAGGCAGTTAGCTCAACTTTATCATACTCCTCGCTGTCTAGCTTAGCATAAAATTCGTAGGACCTCGACAAGTTTGTTATAAACTCAATCTGTTTACAGCTACTTATATTATTAAGCATCTTAAGTATCTTAAGTATGTCTTTATGTATGGAAGGCTCCCCTCCTAGCAGCTCAATTACAAAGGGGCTCTCTACGAAACGTAGCTTCCTTATGACTAGTTCATAGCTGCTATAGGCTGTGGTTTTGTCAAGTGTGTCGTCCAATACCCTGGCCACGGAACAATAGGAACAACTATAATTACACCAACTGGTTAAGAACCAAGAAAAGTATAAGGTACTAAAGTCTCTACTACCACTAGATACTACATCTAAGAACCGTGTGTCCTTATTTAAGGAAGGAAAACTTAAATTATCTTTCCCATCAGTAGTCTGAACCCACGTTATGTCTTTTATTAGTTTCATACTACTCTGGTCTAAAGATTGGAACAGTGCCCAATCGTTCTCCAAATTATTACCTTTAGGAAATTCTTTTACTAAAGACTTTTTAAACATTATTTGCCCTAGTTGGAAGTCTTCCTCCTCTACTGCAAACTCTCTTTTAGACCTATCTATACACTCATTAATGTCTTCATGCCTATAGTTTAGGAAGTTAATATTATAACTAAAGTCTATTTTGTGGAAGAACTTAGGGGTTATATAGTCGTCGTCCTCTAAGAAGTATACGTGCTCTTGAGTAGCTTTGTCTAAGAGGAACTTATACGTATCCGACAAGTCCTCATGCTTCTCGTAGTAGTAAGTCGCCCCCTCTATTTCCTCTATGTCTTTCGAGTCGTTATTCACTAGTATCTCTACAGGGTACTCCGGTAAGTTGTCTAGAATACTTCGTATTGCTCTTGTGAATAGTTTGGGCCTATTATGTGTTAATATTAGTATACTTATCATTTAACTCTAGTACCTTATTTAATAATTCCATGTTATATTCCGTAGCCAGCGCTTTAGTGTCTTTAGGAAAGCAAGGGCCTCCAAAGCCGAAGCTTCCATCAGGCCCAGGTACCTCAAAGTGATGAGATCCCATCCAAGGGTGCTCCTTTAAGATACTCGTTAACTCTTCCCAGTCTCCATCAAAAGCGTGGTACAGCTCATTCATAAACGTAATCTTAGTAGCATAGAAAGTGTTCATAGCATACTTTGCAAATGCAGCAGTCTTAACATCCGTTAAAAATACTTTATCCGTTAGTACATTAGAATTAAGTTTGTACAGATCCAACACTTCTTTAGAACGGTCGCCTCCTAGAATTAACATAGGAGGGTTTACGAAATCGTTAAAGGAAGTGGCTCTAGATAAAAACTCTGGGTTATATACTATGCCCCTATTTTCTAGGAAGTGTGGTAGAATAGTTGACTTAACTACTACTAAACCCGTGTAACCAGAGGCTTCCACCTCATCTAAAGTATTATCTAATATCTGATGTTCGATCTTACCTTTGTCATCGGTAAGGGTAGGAACAGCAATAAAAATAACTGAAGGTCTACCGTTGCATACATCGGTAGCAGACGTATTGTTATACGCCGGATCCGATATTAAATGTTTACAGTTTGGGAACCCGTACTCCACGGCCTTACCCACCATACCGTATCCGATAATTCCAATCGTGTCAAGTGGGTAGTTCTTTTTTCTTATTGTTTTACTCATTATAATCGCCTATTGGTGTAAGTCATTTACCTAAATTTTTATAAGGACTATTTTTTGAAATAACTATCGATTTCTAAAGTATTCTCGGCTCCGATTGCTTCAGCACTATAAGTTAGCAAGTCCATTAACTCGTAATTCTTGTAGATAGCTTCCGCTCCAAAGTCGTTCAAGGATTGAATAAACTTGTATTTACTATCCAAGGGTAGAGCATCAGCAATGTCAAAAGCAGAACCATACTGCTCAATAAGACCGACGGCACGTTTAGGCCCCACCCCTTTGACCCCAGGAACGTTGTCGCCAGCATCCCCAGTGAGGCACTTAAAACTAATATAATCATCAATTGTAACATCGTAATGCTCATTCCAATTCTCCTTTGTTATTTCTTTTCTAGTCACATATGAAAACCTACTTACCTTATCATTTATTAGTAAATCCCAGTCCTTATCAGAAGATATTAGCCATATCTTTTTATTAGATACTTGAGTAATATACGCGGCTATATCGTCTGCCTCCACTCCTTGATACCTAAATACTTTAAAGTGTTGCTCTAGTAACTTCACAGTCTCTTCGAAGTCTTCTAGAAATAGTGCAAACTCTGCTGCTTCTTGTTCTGTCTGCTTCTCATACTTTGCCTTACGATTACCCTTATAATCGGGTAGAATAGCTTTTCTGTATGAAGAAGAGCCTTTATCACACACTATAATTACTTCACTTGCTTTATACGAATGTGCTAAGGAGTGTACTGTGTTTAGGTAGTCCTCTGCATAGTGACGTTTTTTCTGGTGTTTATATCTAAATGCTAAATTTAAAGCGTCTAGAACCAGGATGGTATCGTCATCCCCCGCTATTATTTCCTTGAAACTCTTTGCCATACCCAATCCTCTTTTGTTCTGTCTGTTAAATAATCTTCAAGTAGAGCGAGGTAGTACCCCTCTGAATAGTAAAAGTGACGGTAGTCGTTTACAGGCTCTTCTAGGAAGGCACAAAACCACTTGCTTCTATCAAATTTAAATATTAGTAAAGGGTTTTCTACTTCATTCTCTTCTTGCTCTCTTAATGTTTGGTTCCACCACTCCTGTATTTGAGGGGTTTTACCCGTCAACATCTTACTGGTTAGGTGGTCATCTTTGTAATGCTTTATCTCAACTGAGTATTTCATCAATTCTTTAGGGATGTATATATCCCCTTTCAAGCCGTGTTTAGCATCCAAGGCACCCGAAAGAGGTATTCTCTCCCAGTTCCAGCCTGTGTATTTTCTAAGAACTACGCAGGCTGCTGCTTCGGCCCTAGTACCTTTAGCTTTACTCTTGTTCGCTACTGGCATCAATTTGCTCCTGTTCCACTTCTTCTGGAGTCTTCCAAGTACCGTTCTCTATACTGTTATGAGTATCTAAAATAGCCTCCATAGGGGCAGCTCCTATAGCTACAAACTTTCTCTGCCCTTCTACAAATAGATAGGAGATAGGGAACGCTGTTGGCTCCCATAGTACAGTTTCTGTAAGCTCTTTATGTTCATCTGCGTCTACCTTGAAGAATCTCCAATTAGGTAGAAGTTCAGACAATTCTTCCAAGTCTGGGATAAAATGCTCACATACAGGGCAATCTTTTTTATGCCATACTACGTGTACAAGAGGGAACCTCTTAACCATAGCTGCCGCTTTATTTGCTGTTGTCTTTTCCATTAGTCTAACCTCGATGTGTCTTTCTCTTTCACCACATTAACTTTAGCTAGTAATGGGTGTGTGTACCCGTGGGATACAAGGAAAGTGTTTAAATTTACTTCTTTTAATAAAGTCTCAATCAACTTCTCTCTACCCGCGTCATCTAGCACGTTGATAACTTCGTCTAAGAATAGCATATTGATTTTAGACTTAGATAGTGTAGCCATTAGTTTTCTAATTGCAAGTAGAGTAGCTGTATTAACTCGAGCAAGTTCACCAGAACTTAAAGCAAGAATTTGTATAGTATCCCCATTGTCTGAAATGATAACATTTAACTTATCATTAGTAACTTCAAAGGTAAGCTGGAAGCGCCCATCTGATAACTCGGATAAGTATACATTAGCTATTTCCTCTAAGTCTTTTACTAAGTTTTCTATTTTGTACGCTACTAGACCATTAGTACTAAATGACTTCTTTAGCACTTCTAAGTTAGCGGCCTCATTATTAATGTTCTTTAACTTAACCGTCTTTTTCTCTAGTGAAGCCTTAAACTCTTCTATCTGCTTTGATACGTACTCAAGTTCGGTATTATGTTTAGTAGCAGCTATATTAGCCTTTTCTATCGAAGAAATTAGAGCCTGTACCTCTTGTATAGAGTTCTGTACTTCCGTAATACTCGAGACAATATCCGCCTCATCTTCTAGCTTGGCAGGTATATCCTTGTCTATCAAAGTGGAGAGTCTTTCAAACTCTGCCACAACTGTCTTATGTTCCTCAAATCTCTGAGATTGAGTACGAATACCTTTTAGAGCCTCGGTTAGCTTACTCATTTGAGCCAGCTTGCTTTTAACAGATGAGCTCGCTTCAACTATTAATTCTTGTTTGAACTCGTCATCTATTTCTTGCAAGCAAGTTGGGCACTTAGCAACTCCTTCTAAGCTGTTCAGTTTAGTAAGAACAGCTTTAGCTTGATTTCTTTCTGAGGTAAGCGCCCCAACCTCTGCGTTAATGTCTTTAGGGTCTTCGGGTGCCTCTACTACTTCAGTTAGCTGCCCTGCGTCTATTCTTCCTAATAAAGCTTTGTACTGCTCATTTTGAGATATATCCCTATTGGTTTTAGCGATATTCCTTAATCTTAGCTGTAGGCTGGCTAACTCGTCTAACTCATCTGTAGGCATATCTGGCAGCTTTTCTATTGCTCGCTTCTCTAAAGAGCTTAACTTATGTTGTACGAGCCACTGTTCTATAGTATTGATCTCCCCTCTAATCTCGCTAAGAGTTTCAGCGGACTCCTTATGTGCATCTTTAAATACATCAAATAGGCCAATATACCTTTCTAAGTTTAGCAGCTCAATTAAGAACTTCTTTCTATTAGTATCTGTGGCAGTTAAAAACTGCAAAGAGCTTGTAGTACTCTGGTACACTAATTGTGAGAATGTTTTAAAGTCTAAGCCCAATACCGATTCAAGTGTCTTAAATGTACCAGTAGCAGTGTGCGAAGAGATGTCTTCTCCATCAGCTGTTAAAAGCACTTTTAAGTTAGCCGCTCTGTGAATATCTACTATGTAGGATACTCCATCAGTTGTAAAGTGTAAGGCAATACTATAACTTTTCGCACCATTATGCCTGTTTAGTATATCTGCTTTCTTCACCCCTTTCGAGTTCTTATTAAATAGAGCTTCCTCTATGATGATAGGAATCGAACTTTTACCTGCTCCATTAGTTCCAACTAATTGAGTAAGTATATCTTTCTCTAAATCTAGAGTGTTGTCCTCTCCATAACTGAAGCAATTACTCCATTTTAATTCTTTAAGTATAATCATTGAATACTCCTAGTACTTCTTTGGTTTTGCTAGTATTAAGTCCTACAATATATTGTAAGTACTCAGACAGCTCTTCCTCTATAGTCATATCACTACCCAGTATTAGGGCAGCCTCTGACTTACGTTTAACGAGTTTCTTATCTAACAACTCCGTATCTCCATCTACCTTAGCCAGCTCAGTCAAGTCGCCCTCTAACTCATATATAGTATGGTTATAGTTTGTCTTTTTCATCTGCTCTGGTGAAGCAACCGTCTGTCTAATAAGCTGAGGCAGCTTTAGCTTCATAAAAGAGCTTTTCATTGTCTCATTATCAAACAATAGTACACCAGTATCCACAGGATTTCTATGGAATGAAGTAGTAACTGGACTACCAGGGTATATAATGTTTTTCTGTGAATTCTCGTGAGAGTGTAGGTCACCTGCTATTACTAGATCCCAACCTGCTAAGGTATCAAGGTCTATTTCTGGTTGTACATGTGGCGGGATCTCCCCTCTAACATGGGTGAACAGAACATCCCCTGAGAAGTCTTCTGGATCAAATTCCTTTAGTTTAGTGTAAGGTATAAAGTCCATATTATCTATCTTATGGTAGTCATCTATAATAGTAACTTTGTCATTTACAGCCGCAGTAACCTCTTTCAAGTTAGTAAAGAAAGATGTATTCTTCTTTAACGCCTCGTGGTTTCCAGGGTAAATTAGTGTAGGTATACTAACACCTTTTATAAACTTAAAGTATAGACTTAACTCATCTAAGGTAGGTAACCTGTCAAACAGATCTCCGCCTATAATGTGTAAGTCCACAGTTTTTTCTAGCTTATATATTTCTTTAAATAGCAAATCGTATCTGTTAGTCGCCCAAGTAACGGGGACGTTCTTCTGACCTAACTTTAAATGCCAGTCTGCTGAAAATAGTATTTTCATTATGTTGTTTCTCCAAGCCAAAAAAAGCCCCTAAGGTTAATTACCTAGGGGCTTTAATTCTATATTATTACAGTAGGTCCTTAACTTCCTCAGCTACCTCAGAAGGCACCTCTGTAGAGCCTCCTTCTAAGATGTTCTGCTCAATGAAGGTCTTTTGATCATCAGCTGAAGGTCTACGGATGATTTCGTCAATAGGCTTCAATGCTTCGACAGCTGTCTTTTCGTCCTCTGAAAGTTCACGAACTTTACACTTCAGTACTTGTAGAGTGTACTCTACATTGAAAGGTAGTGGTCCAGTTTTAACTTTCTTAAATCTAACATCCCAACCTGTTACTGGGTCTGTTGGATCGCCTAAGTCTTCCGCTGCTGTAAGAATTTGTTCAAATAATTTCTTTTTAAGGTTTAGTACCTTAAGCTTGCCTTCGTCTACAACTTGCACTGCATACGCCCAAGAACACTTCATCTCTGGGAAGTGATGTTGCACCCAGTCTTTCTCTAAGTTGGCAAATCTTTCTTGTTCTCTATCAAATGCTAAGCACTCCATAGGAACTCTCTTATTGTCTGTTGTTGTAGTCCAGTATACATATCTTGGTAAGATGTCTCCTACCATGCGTACTGTATTGTCGCCTTCTTTGTATGTGTATGCTTCTGCTGATGATTTCTTTGCTTTTCCTGTTACGTTCTTAAATGTAATTGCCATTTTTCTAGTGTTCCTCTAATTTGAAGTGTATTTTATCATTCCTTACGTATAGTAAGGGGTTATTTTCTATTTTTTCTCGATCCATATGAGTGTGCAAAACTGAGAGTGTAGAGTCATTAGCCATCTGGTAGTCTATATACCTTCTATAACTAGCTAATCCTACATACTCTGCTAAGTACTTCATAGAGACGCCTTTCTCGTTCCTCAAGAGTAGTTCCGGTTCTAACAAGTAGCTATCTCCTCTTAAATCTACTTTGTAAAGTTTGTCTTTACTTCTATCACGACTGTGACACGTTAGATTGTAAGTAAGCCTTGCTACCATTATAATAATGTTTCTAGGGTCACCTTGGGCCATTAAGCTCATTGTTTCCCAATTGAAAAAAATCATTGAAACTCCTCTGATTTGGAATATATATTATACTAAAGTTTAACATAATTGTCAAGTATAATTTTTTATTTCGTACCCTTCTGAGATATAAACTCCCATTCGAGCACTCGCTTGTGCTGTAGCTGTTTTCCCTTTTAAATGGATATCTACTACCACAGGTTGTAACTTACCTTCCTGCTTTCTTATAACTCTTCCTATTAGCTGAATAAGAAGTGGTTCATTATTGATAGGAGTCCCAAGAATAAGAACAGATAACTCATTAAGCGAAATACCTTCGCAAAAAATACTCTGAGTTCCGTATAATACGTCTGCCTCGTCATCTTTAATTTTCTGAAGCTCTCCTTCCCTAAGTTCATGTGGTAGTTCTCCTGTTACGCATATTGCTCTATCTCCTGTTAATTCTGCACAGTTTTTTAGAAACTGTACTCTATCACTTACAACTAGGACTTTATGCCCTTTAGCTGCATATACTGAAGCTATCTGTGCTATCAAGCTTTGGTAGTTAGGATCATAAGCTACTACATTAACTCGTTTTGCCCAGGGAGTTCTTGCTCCGTCTGGGAATCTTATATCTGATCTAACCGTAGCAATCCTAGGAACCATATAGTTCTCTTTTGGGGGTATATGTACATCGTACCCAAAATAATCATTGAACACCACGTGCTTACCGTCCTTTCGCTTCAAAGTACCACTAAGCCCTATCTTGTATCTTGCAGGCAACTTGTCTACAATCTTAGCAAAAGTAGGGGAGGACACGTGGTGCATTTCGTCCAACACGATTGTTCCAAATAAGTCTCTTATATCGGGCACTTTCTTAGTTAAAGTCTGCACGTTCCCTACTACTATAGGTGGGTCTAACTCCAGCTTACCGCTACCTATAATACCGGGCTTAAACCCCATAGTATACTCAATTTCTTTAACCCACTGGTCTCTCAAAGCAATAGTATGTACTACTATTAATGTTTTTTGGGCTAACTTTGCAACTATAGCTAAAGCAGTGAATGTCTTTCCCCAACTAGGAGGGGCATTAATAATTGTATTGCCTGTTACCTTGTCGTATACATCTTGTTGACTCGCACGTAATTCGAACTTAAACTTCGGCATGGTCATCGGCGCAAGCAAAGTTTTATCTATAATTTCGTAGTCCTCAGGTACCAGATCCCTCCTTCCAACAGGGATGCTTACTAAGTCCTTGTTGATTCTACCTATGTTTTTTATAACTAAAGGAGGTTGGTCTATTCCGTATGTGGGAATAATATATGTTAACTCGTCATTGAGTTTATCCTGCAGTGCTTTATCAGCTTTTAGATATATTCTGTTCGAAACAACAGCTTTCTTATCAAACGTAGTCGTCATATCATTCTCCTAGTATCTAACCCTTTTGTGTTGCTCAAACCATACAATACGTATGATTGGTCTATCTTTAATAAAATAACAAAAGGAATCTCGGGACCTACTATAGCAGGTACTTCAAACCAATTGTTAACACCCTTTGCTGTAAACAAGGTACCTTTGCCATCTACATACTTTCTAAAGTTAATAGGTTTGTAGACTAAGCTAACATACCGGGTTTTCTTATACTTGAAAGGTTTTCCTGTATAATCTAGATATAACTTAGATTTAGCGGAATACTTCACTAAGTCTATAAAAGTATCTATCTTCCTCTTTAAAGGGTATATACTCTTTCTATCTGCCTTGATCTTTAGCCTTCTTACGCCTAAAGAGTTCCCCTCTAAGGTAGTGTCGTCTAATATCCTATAACCGCGATCATCTTTAGCGAACAAAATATCCTCTTCTTTGTAGAAGCCTTCTACTGTGCCTGCTAGGGGGAATATTGGGTATGTTATGTCAGACCATGTCAGGGTATTGCTTCTCAAATTTTCCAAAGCTGTAGTCCTCCCCTACGTCTAGGTCCACTCCAACAGGTTTTCCGGGAATTGTACACCCTCTATCCATTTGAGTTAACTCAGCCATTTTTTCACATACTACGTCTACTTGATCCTCTTTAATTTCCAACACTAATGAGTCATGCACGAGAGCGATGATTTTAGCATCATAATTATTCTCTTTAATCCATGTGTTTAGTTCAATACCTGCATATAAGTTAATGTCTGATGCAACTGATTGGATAAGAAAGTTAATCCCACTCCTAACTTCATGAGAAGCTACTCCCTTATCAGAACTGAATACATTGGAGAGTCTACGCTTTCTGCCAAAGATGCTATATATGTACCCATTGGCCTCAATATCTTCTTTGGACATCTGTAGCCAGCTTCTTAGACTACTGAACGTATCGAAGTACTTGGCAATAGTGTCTTTTGCTTTTTGTACCGAAAAGGGTTTACCACTCTCTTTAGTAACTGTTTCTGCAACTTTAGCAGGCCCAGACCCGTACATAATACCAAAAGTAATAGCTTTAGCAGCCTGTCTAGCGGTAGGGTTCTTTTCTTTGACCTCACTTGCAGGTTCTTTCAATTGAAATACCATTTTTGCAATAGTAGAGTGTAAGTCGCCGCCACTTTTAAATACGTTTTGTAAGTTTTTGTCCCCAGATAAGATAGCAGCAACATATACCTCTGCAGTTGCTAAATCCTGCTGAATTATCTTGTAACCTGGAGTTGCTTTAATACACCCTTTAACAGCTGCGTTATCTCTAGGCAACTGTTGCATATTAATCTTGCCAGAACTAGACAGTCTCCCAGAAGTAGTGGAGGTTAAGTTAAAACCTGTTCTAATTCTGCTATCCTTATCTAAGGCAGGGATAATCTTATCTAAGTAAGTATTCTTAATTTTAGACTTCTGTCTAATGTTAAGAAGGACTCCAGGGATAGGGTGTTCCTCTGCTAATTTCTTTAGAACCTCTGCATCTGTACTTGCGGCTCCCGTCCCTGTTAACTTCCCTGTAGGGGTCAACCCAAGGTAGTCAAATAACAGTACTCTTAACTGTTGAGTACTATTAGGGTTGAATACTTTGCCTTGCTCTTTTTCAAAAGTGTGTACTGCATCGTGCTTGTACAGCTCGTCTTTAGCAGTTTGCACTTCAACTTCCATTAATGCTTGAACTTTCTTTAGTCTACCTATGTCGAAGGGAACTCCGTTCTCCTCCACATCTGTTAAGAACAACATTCCTGGAACCATCAGTTCTTTATATACTTTAGTAAGGGCTTTATTAGATAGTAGCTTCTTACTGAATAATGTGTATAGGTCGTATGTAACTGCGGTATCGATTGCTGCATATTCTGCAAGGATATCGAAAGGAATTAAGTCATAAGAGAACTCTCCCTTTAAAATGCCGTTCTGTTTACAGTAGTTTGTTCTAAACTCATCTAAGGCTCTGTCATAGTCCCCATAGTCCGTGAACTTCATGGCTAGGGCTTTTAGTCCGTGCGTGCCTTGAGTTTCATCTAATAAATAGTGCATCAGCATTGTATCAGATACTTTAGGGAACTTGAAATTGAAGTGATACTGCAACATCTTCAAGTCAAACTTAGCGTTGTGAAATACTACTAGTCTACTGGAAAATATAGCTTGCAGCAGTTTTTCAGTCTTCTCGCTGACGCATTCAGTCGAGATATATACGCCCTGCTTACTTTTATGTGTAATACTAATACCCAGTACATAACCGTCCCTTGGATAGAGAGAAGATGTCTCCGTATCGCACGCAATGTGCCGAATTGAGTTGTCTGCCAATATCTCTTCCAAATATTCATTTGCTCTTTCCTCTTCTGTGATACCCTCAAAGTCTCCTGTAACTGTAGGAGGCTTAACGCCTGCAACATACCCTTCTACTTTCTCAATAGCTTTATCAAAATGCGGCTTGGCTTCAGGCTTGAAACTTAACATTGCTGGGTTAATCATTGGCACGAATTTATCCTCCACTAAATGCCCTGCAAACTCTGTTACGGAGGTGACCCCTCCAATGAACTTAGAAGCTTCAGAACCTATTAATATTACTAGGTCAAACTCCTCGGCATTAAATTCTAAGTCTACATCCTTCTTCAACAGCTTCTTTGTCTTTGTTGAAGATAAGTGAAATACCTCAAATTCAAACGTAAAATGCTTTGAATAATTTACGTTTGTGGGGTGCTTATCAACTATCGCTACTTTCATATAATTCCTCCTTGATTGATTTTATGTCCTCTATAGACAGGTCTCCAGGGTCTAAGCCTTCTGGTAATGCTAATTGTTCTATTATGAATATCTGTTCTAATACCTCTTCAGCTCTTGCGGCTGCCTTTCTTCCTGCATCATCTGCATCGAACATAATATATATTTTTCTAACGCCTAAAAATCTTAGACTTTCTAGTTTCTCTTTATCTATGTTATTAGCTCCTAACACAGCGGTTGCATTTACAAGGCCTCCACTGATTAGATTAAGAGCGTCTAACGATCCTTCTACAAGTATTACACTGCCGTTAATAGGCTGTACCTTGGAAGGGAAAAGGGGTAAATCTGCCCCTTTTGGGAAAATTAGGTACCGGGGGTGAGCGTCACTATTTATGTATCTACCAATAAACGCTCGTACCTTGCCGGTAATGTCGGGGATAGGAAAGATAATTCTATCTTCGTGGTCTTTATGCGTAAACGCATTATACTCTCTTAGAATCTCTTTCCTAATACCCCTAAAATCCCTGTTGTAAGGGACGAAGCCTGCGGGCATTGGCAGCCCGTTAGCTTCTTGTCGTATCTTTGTGATTGCTCTCTGTAACTTTTTAACTCGTAGGTCTTGCCAGTCTCTATCAACGTTATAGTATTTAAAAACATTCCCTTTAAACCCACAACTAAAGCAGTTATATGCACCACTTAGTTTATCGATATGCATAGAAGGATTATTGTCCTCATGCTCGGGGTTTAAACACCTTACCACGAAGTCTTGACCCTTAGGTCTAAACTCTATTTTACGTTCATTTAATAACTGTTCTACATCCATTATACTAAATCGCTGTCCTCTGGTTTTGGTTGTTGACCTATTTTTCTAGTGCCGTCCTTTATACTTTTCTTTTCTGCGGGTTTCGCAGTGTCTTGAGGGCCTAGTCTTAAGTTGTCCCAATTCATTATACTTGTAAATTCAAGGTCTGGTCCACTTCTAACTTTAGTAGAGGTGAACGTTACAGCCTTGTCCTCTTTAGAGTGTGCATCAATTAAGAATGCCATATCCGGGCTATCTAGTAGTCCTTTAGCAAATCGTGTAGCACCTGAATCATCAATTTGATACGGGCTAACAATTGCTACTTCATACTTTCTAGCATACTCTTTTAGTTTCTTACTTGCAAAGATTTGTGACTGCCAATCATACAAATCCTTGCCTATACCTGTCTCTACTTGGTTTACATAATCTACAACTACTAAAGTTAGTTTGTCTCCAAACTGTGCCTTAGCTTTCTGTATTTGTAAATCAATACTAGTCAGAGACAGAGACCTGTCATCCACAATAATAATTTGGTTATCTGGTTTTAGTTTGCAATCTTTTATTAGGTGTTTTTCCAGCCTTACGGGGTCTCTATGTTCTAGGAAGTCATTGTATACTTCTTCCGTTCCTAAGAACATATCAGCACGCATCTTAGCTAGGGCGAACTCTTCCTCTTTCTCGAGTGCATTCTTTCTTATCTGAGAGTAGGACACTCCCGATAACATACTACTGATACGGTGGAATGTTTCCATTGCCGTCATCTCAATAGTAAAGAATATTGCCGTGTTCCCCATAGCATACTGGTTAGCCACCATGTTGGCACTTACTAGAGACTTACCAGAACCTCTTTTACCACCAAGTAATATTAGATCTTCTCGGTATAGTCCGCCATTTTTGCTATCAAAGGTATTATTAATACCGATAGGGAAGCAAGTATGTTCAGTATCTGCCGCTTCTTGAAACAAGCTAATACTATCCATGGTTGCTACCATTTCATTAGTCTGAGTCTTTTCATCCAACTTCAGTGCGATTTCGGATATCCCAGACTTTATCTCTTCAACATCCATCATGGTAATATCCTTGATATAGTCATCAAGCATATCTAATGTTGAATTTTGTGCAAATTGATCGATTAAAGCATCAATAGCTAGATCAAGATCTATCTCTGGAACTTCTAAAAGCTCTAAAGAAGCTACATCTTTTTCTAGCTTAGGGTTTCTGACTTTAACACCTAAGTCTTCGAAACTAGGTATCTCATTGCGTGCCTTATAATACTTATTTATTGCCGTATAAACGGACTTAAATGAAGCATCAAAAAATTCACTTCGTAACCTAGACCACCCTTCGAGGCTTTGTTCTTCTAACAATTTGTGTAGAACAACCGCTCCGATATCCATTACTTAACCTTCTGTTCGTTATCTTTTATAACCTCGTCCAACTCACTTTCTAACTTACTCAATACAAGGGCCCTTAGTTCTTTTACCTTTTCGGGGTATAAAGGGCCTTCGTCAAATATGAGGTCTAGTTGGTCAGTTGTTATGACTTCTTGGATGGCAAAGTAAATGTTGTCCCAGGGGTCTGTAGAACTAGGGAAGGCTTTTACTTCAGTAAACTCCCCCAATAAGTCTTGTGCACGTCTGATAGCCTCATGCGAGGTAAAACTATCCAGGTCGTGAAAAGCTGCTTTGATTAACATAAAAATTCTCCAGACAAAAAAATGGGCGAGATTAGGATTCCTAAACCCGCCCTAAACTAACTATACCTTTAGTACTTAGGCTTTAGCTGCGTTTTTAGCTGCTTTCTTAGCACCATCGTAGTTTGAACAAGTCAAGCCACGACGAGTAAGCATAGTTTTTACACCACGAGCAGTCTTGTCGATAGACTCAGCGATTTGCTCAATAGTCATGCTAGTGATGTCACCGATAGCGTCTAATGCGTCTACTTTAGATGCAGCACGAGACTCTTTCTGTGCTGGAATAGCAGAAATGTCACCGTTACGTAAGAAAGACAATGCTTTACCACGTACAGAATTGATTGACTTACCTAACGCATCAGCGATTTCTTCTACGAATGCGTTATTGCTAACCATTTCTAAGAAAGTAGCTTCTTCAGCTTCAGTGTAAGTACGTACAGTTACTGGCTTCTCAGTAGGCTTAACGTGTGCAGTTAGTTCCATAGAAAGTAACTTTCCTTGGATGCTCTTAGCTGAGTATTTACCGTCTGAGAATGAACCAGCGATGTCAGCGTAAGTGTAAGAACCGCTGTTGTCTTCTACGAATGAACGTAAAGTAGCTTCTTCAGAATCTGAAAATGCTTTTGTGTGTGATGCAGATGCTAGTTCTACATCAAAACCCATCTTACGTAGCTTTGAGCTAACTGAGCGAGTAGTAGTGTCTAAAGCTGTCGCTGTAGAAGATACCATAGCTTGAGTTACTGGAGACTCTGAGCCTACTAGGTTTGTTAATGTGTCTGTGCGTTCGTCTGTCCACTTTGGGATTGAATTTGCCATTTTATATTTTCCTTAAATTAAATCTTTTATATTTACAATAGGTGTACCATAGCTCTCTGCTTTGGTACGTTTGCTTGATTGTTTGCCTTCTTCATCTACTAAATAATCTGTCTTTTTTGTAACGGATTTCATAATTGAATATCCTAAAGACTCTAAGTAAGCACCTGCCAAGGTTCTATTCTTGTAATTTAGTAGTTTACCGGTGATGCAAACACTTTTACCGTTGGTTTCTACTGGAGAGACTTCTGATACTTCAGAGACTTTGAAATCAAAGGGTAATGATTCAAGTTCTCCATAGTAGTCAGAGTACATCCAGGCCATTAAACTGTCACACGCTTTAGGTCCTAGTCCTGCTTTTGAGCAGTAGTCTAAGTCAATGTCCTCTATATGAGTAATTACTTTAGACAATTTACTAGCAGCAGTGCTACCGATTAATGGGATAGAAAATGCCGCGATTAGGGTAGTTAGGTCAGCTTGTTTACTCTCTTCTATTTTGCTAAACAGCTTGTCACCCAGCTTATCCCCAATTACGGCATTTATTACATCAGGTGAGATAGCGTAGATATCGGGGATGCTATTCAACTCTAGTTTATCAATAGTCTTTGGCCCTAGGCCTTTGATCTTCAATGTCTTAGCAAAATGTTCTACCTTTTTTGTTGATTGGGCGGAACAATCTTTACTGCGACAGAATAATTGATCTTTAACTATCTCTAACTCGGAACTACATGAAGGACACGTAGTAGGAGCAACTATTTTCTTAAATTGCATATCTATTTCTCACTTTTGAATATATATTATACTAACAATTGACCATAATGTCAAGTCTTATTTTTTAGAATGTCTAATAGACTCTGGAAATTACACAGGGTATAATTTTTCCAGCTCTGATAACTTCCACTTCACAACCTATCTCTAAGTTGAGTTCTTCTATATAAGCCATGTTGTTCAAAGTAGCTCGTGATACCTTAGCTTCTTCGATGTAAACAGGCTCTAAAAGAGCAACAGGAGTTACTTTACCACTCTTACCGGTCTGCCATACTACGTCTAATAGAGTAGTTACGACTCCCTGTTCTCGAGTTTTTAAAGCAAATGCTCCTCTTGGGTGGTGGGCAGTGAACCCTAGGTCTTCGAACGATTCATTAGAGTCTACTCTAAATACTCTACCATCTTCGGGGAACTGGCTCCAAGACTCTTTAGTAACTACGTTAAACCCTAAAGCTTCTAGTAAATACATATCATTAGAGTACGTATCACTAAAGCAAGGCTGTACATTATAAGCGATGAATGTTAACTCACGTTTCATAAACTCCGATGCTTCTTTTAAGTTCAAAGCACCAGCAGCGTAGTTCCTAGCATTAGCTATTTCTTTCGGGGCTACTATTTCACCAGTTATTTGGACCTCCCCAAAGTTATTGATGGTTAAAGGGACAATGTTGCTGGCTTTGAACTTGCCGGTAACATTGATACCTTCTTTACCGTCTCCTCTAGTTAGCACTCTAACTAGGTTACCTCCTTTATAGTATAAGGAGATGGCGGCACCATCTAATTTAGGGGTTTCAATAACTTTAGTTCCGTACTCTGGAGCTACGTCCTCCCCTAAGAAAACCTTTTGGAGAGAAAAAAGTGGGAAGATATGAGGCTCCCTTGAATCAGGGCTGTAACCTATATCTTCCCACTTATGGGTGTCAGCAAGCCTGTCAAATTCATCATCTGACATGATTGGAGTGCCTTCATAGTATGCTTTACTAGCTTGTTTTAATAGTTTAATTGTCATTAGGGTATAAGTCTCTTATCTGTTCTTCAAAATGTTCTAGTATCTCACTTTTAGACTCAGCTAGTGAAAGTATCTCTACTAATGCTGCGAATAAGTTGGAAACATTAGTTAGTTCAAATGGGAAACATACGCCTTCTTTAGTTGGCATGTACTCCCCTTCAAAGTCTAAATAATACTTCCTGATATGTATATATTCTATCTCTCGAAAAGTTGATACAACTACTCGATACTGTGTCTCTTTATCTGGATTTTCGTAAATTATTCTCTCGTAGACATCGTTGCTATCTACTTCATTCATCTAGTATTTTCTCTGGTTTCGTAAGGAGGCCCCTAGAGGTTGTACTCCAGTGATATCCTGTACGTTTATTTGTCTATAACTATTTGTATCCCAACAGAAAAGTAGTATACAGTCATCACTAACTTTAACTACGTTACGTTTATCTTGTATATAGCTATTATCAAAGTTAGAGGTACACACATTGTACTTTAACTTCTTACTAACTTTACTTCTGTAGGTTACTACAGCATCACCGAATGATGCCATCTTACTTTCTAGAACTTTTCTATCCACTAAATTTTTACTCCTAGGTTGTTTAAGTGTGATAGTTTGCCGAGTTCATACCAAGGTTGTGACGCGTATCTTGCACGACTACCCTTTATCCATATTCTATAACATTTGCCATGAATACTGTTCAAAGGCAGAAAGCTTTCTACTGTCGCAACGGTATTATACCTAGCAGACCATACTACTTCACCCTTGTCGAAGTCTTCGGAAAGAGCTTCATCGGGGAGCAACTCTGGGCTGAAATAGTCCGTTGATGTAGAGCGTTTCGGAACGTTATACCTTTCCAAAATACCCTTTACAAAGGCGACGCTCCTGAACAAAGATTTCGAGATGTCTACCATAGAGTCTCCTTTAATATAATACTCGATTATACTACTGACCTCTATGTCAGATGCAGGCTTCCCTCGCTTCTTTGCCCTAAGACGGGCGTACGTTGCTTGTTGTTCCTTATGGTTCTCGACAATCTTAGTTAACCTAGTAGTATTGTATGCTATACGAAGTATAGAACACGCTTCTTTCTTGGTTATAGGTTTTGTCTCCTTTTCTAATAGGCCGATTACATACTGTACGTTAACTTCGTCTAGCTTCTCGCCTTCCTTAGATTTAATACCACCTCGTGCCATACGTTATCTCCTATTAGAAAAAGAAACTGGAGCAGCCTCCAGTAACTTTATTATTTAGCCGTTAATTTTCTTAATTACACTAGCCATATACAGACAGGCTTTGCCTGATAACTTAGTAATAATATCTTCGTCCGCTGTCTGTCCTGCATCTGTAATTGCAGAGATCAATTCATCTTGACTGTCTGCTTTAGATACACGCTTTGAAGCAGTACCACCACTAGCACTCTTACTAGAGGCTGCCTTCTTGATATAAACTCCTGCTTTAGTTAGAATCATTCTTACACCGTTTGGTGACTCGTCTAATTCATCTGCTAAATCCTTTACAACTTCCATTGAGTTTTCCGGAGTCGGGTTAGCCCCTTCATACATTGCTACTGCTTGTGCTTTCTTTTCGTCATCCCATGCCATCTTATTCTATCCTATATTTAATTGTTATTTATCGATTTTCTGCTTAATCTCTCGATTTCAGAATATATATTATACTAAAGTTTAACCAATTTGTCAAGTTTTATTTTATTTTATGTCAAAAATACTTATAAGGTTTTCATTAGCCGTACGAAGAGATAGCGTTAATCTCTAAATATACTCATCTTTTCTTGGTTAAAGCTTCTATAGTAGGAGCCAAACCCGTGCTCTTTAACCCAGGCTGTCCTGCTAGCAAATGCTTCGTCGATGTTTTGTTGAAGCATTTGCAAACCTTCCTCTAACTCCTTCTGCTCCTCAAAGTTTAGTTCCGTTGTGTCTAAAGTAAAGTAATTATTGGTAGGCTGTTGTAGCACAAAAGCTTTTCTCAGAGTTACTTCGCTAGGGGTCTTCTTATACTGAAAATTTATCTCTTTCATTTCTTATTTTCCTTTTTCGATTCTTTATAATGTATATTATACAGAAGTTTCAACAGACTGTCAAGATATTTTTTAAGCTAACCTCTATTTACTTTAACACGTTTTCTACGTCTACCCCCCGTAATAACATCCACTATATCTACGGTGGATGCTACCAGCCATACTACCCACATCATGTATAACCCTATTAATACTTCGAACATACCTACTTCCAAGTTGCTGCATAACTTCTTAAAAAGTTATCCCCTTCCGAGTAGTTTCTAGCATCATTAGCGTTTTTCCTAACTTTCCCACATAGAGAATCGTAACGGCTTTTGAGGTTTGATAACTCAGCTTCTAGGTCTAAGATTCTAACTTCTAGAGCTATTACTGCCTCTTTATGTTTCTCTTCTAGTTCCTCAAAGTGCTGACTTAATGCTCCCACTGTCTACCTCTCGTAGGGAATTCCATACTACTAGTATTCTGCAGTGCTACCCAGTAGGGGGAGGTGTAATCTCTATGCCATACGGGCACTCCATCCCTCTTGATAGTGATAGTCTCGCAGTACTCTGTGGCACCTCTTTCTTCTGCCTCTAGTACTTTAGTATAACAGGCCTTTAAGGACTTACACAGCCAAGTACCTGAACTCCCTTGGCCGTCTTGTTTAACTACGTCCATAGTAATAACACCTTTAGGTACCCAAACCGCATAAACATCACCAGCTTTAGCAACGCTAGTAAGTGCTAAAGAGGCTACTAATAGAATGGGGATTGTACACCATTTAAGATTTTGAACCCACCCGTTCTTATATTTGTACTTCTCTACTTGTCGCATTCTGTTTCTCCACTCTTGCATTTTAAACAACTAGTGTCTCGACCACATAAGTAAGCCAACCAGGCCCCTAGCATCATTACGAAGCCAAATAGTACGTCTACTACTTCCATTATACGCACCCCGTAGGTTGGGGCATACCACCGTACTTAGTGATAGGCTTCATTGGACCTGTTAGCCATTCTTTAAATAGTATCTTCTTATCAATACCTATATACTTAGAAAATGTTCTAATTGGGGGTACGCTCGAGTTCTCCGCGAAATATTCGCGAGCCTTCTCTATTTGATTAACCATTGAATCGGTTAATTCAAGCTCATCTTCAATAGCCATTTTATGCATTACATCTATTGACCATGTTGTTGGGTCAACTAAGTACCCGTTTCCTGTTCTATCTAAGCTCATCTATCTCTCCCAGTTTACGTAGTCCCAATAACCGTTGGCCAGTTTATAGTTCTCCCACTCTTGTAGTTGTTTTTCAACTAACATCCTTTCTCTTTCGATTGCCATATACTGGGCGATATACCCATTTGCTAGCAGTTGATTTTCATTACACGCTAGTGCACTTCCGCTTAAAGCGAGCATTAGTATTAGTGCCTTCATTTATCTAAAGTTTTGATGTATCGGTACAGTTTTGGTAAAGGGCAGTTATCAACCCATAGTTTAATTAGTTTTTGCATTTGTGTACTCCTTGTACTTGTTGAATAGTTCAACTTCTCGTGTGTACGCCTCTTCTTCACAGGCGTTTCTATTTCTCTCATACTGCATACAGTGTATCATCTCGTGGCACACCGTCAATATAAAAGTCTCTTTAGGGAGAGCATGGTTTATTTCAATAGTTCCATCTTCGCAACAGTAGCCGTCTGCGTCTAAGCCTTCGACCGTGTCTATGTTAACCTCTTTAGTTAACCCAAGATAGTTGTAGCAAAAGCTGGCTATATCTAATGCGAAAGAATTGTTACCGAAAATCATGCTAAGTTTCTCAATTTCTAAAACAATATTATACTTTATTTTAAGCAATTTGTCAAGTATTATTTTTTAGAAAGGCGTAAAAAAGCCCCAATTAAGGGGCTCCTTCAATCAACGGTTACTTAAAATGCAACGTTAATTTTAGCAGTTGTTACACCAGAAGTATCTTCTGTTTTAGTATGGCCTAGAGTCCAAACACCGCGCTCAACTTCGGCAGTAATTGTATTCTTATCATTCTTAACAGAGTACTTACCTGTAACATTACCTACAGCAGTATTCAATGAAGCAACCGCCCCTTTAACAGTTGAACCTGTAGTAGCGTCTGAGATGTCTCCTAGGATACCGTCGTCTTGAGTGACACCTGCAGCATCTTTAACATCAATATAAACACCAGTTAAAGCAACTGAAGTACCTTCTGCAATAGAAACATCTAATCCAGCCGAAACTGCAGTGTTACGTGCTACAGAAGTTTCTTGAGTCTCTACAGTTGTGTTAAAACCGAAGAAATTCGCAACAACAGTAATTAAACGATCAGTTGCAGTTACGTTCTCCGCAGACACTTCCAAACCTGCTACAGTAGCAGCTGCATCAACAGTAGCTTTGCCAGCACCAGATACTTGGCCCACAACTACATTTACGCCTGTAACATCTAGGCCTACTTGCATTTGATTAGCAACGGCGCCTTCACTTTGTAGAAGTCCAGAGCCATTTGTAGTTTTGAAGTTACCACCCTTAAAGTTTAAACCCTCAAACTTAGTATCAACCCATACTTGATTAGCCTTTACCGCCTGTCCACCGGTTAGGTTTTCAAAACTTGCAGTAACTGTAGTACCCCCAGCAGAGCCTACCATTGTGATGTCTAAGTCCTGCTCATAAGAAGCAGCGCCAGGGTTGCCGTCAGTAATAGTGCCCTCATAGTTGGCAGTAATATCAACTGCAGCCATTGAAGTTGTAGCAGCAAATAATGCTGCAGTCATAATAATCTTTTTCATAATATATCCTTTTGGTTTTTTGTTGCAAAATTGCAACAAGTTTATATCAAAATAATACAAAAGTTTTTGATATGACAACTATTATACCATATTTCTAAAATTTGTCAACTATTAAATTTCTTTAGGTTGTAGAGCCTTGAACTTAGCCATGCTGTAGTTCTTATTTAGCTGACCTCCTTTAGTACTATTAAAGTGCTTAATCAAGGCAGGTACTAAGAGTTCAGTAGGTACATAAGCACAGTCTACTATCTTCATACCCACTCTTTTAGCACAATAAGCTCCTTTTATGTTTTTAAAGTGCTTTTCTACCGATGCTTCGGGGTTGAGCACCCTAGAACCAAAATGGAAGTTGAACTGGTCAGTAGTTGAAATCTTATACTCGTAGTAGTTGCCTTCCATATCGTAGGCATCTGCACCCTTGTCTCCTTTGTGCAAGTATTGTCCTAGATGGTCTGCTAAAGCTAACTCTCCTAGTCCTCCTTTTGACAGGTCTACTCCTTCGGGTAATATCTCGAATACCTCTTCCATTAACTCTACTACTTTACTATAAATCGTCAAGGTCAAAGTCCTCATCTTGGGAGTTATCAATAGCAGCCACATAATTAACTGACTCAATCTCTTGAGGGGCGGATTTAATATGGGAGCTGTCTAAGTAGTTATCAATCCATGGTAGAGGGTTCTTACCCAACGTTAATCCAACCCTCTTAGGGTCTAAACCAATGTTAGTAAGTCGTACTGCAAAGATGTAGTCCATATATTCTCTTAGGATAGCTGCGTTCATACCAATAAGGGGTGAGCCTTTACTAAATAAGAATTCGATCCATTCCATCTCTTCATTGTACCCAGTTTGATACATTTCGTATACTTCATCTTCTAACTCAGTAGCTACTTCTACAAAGCCTTCACTGTGGTCAGTTCTTAGCATCTTAATCACACGCTGGAATACATCTAAGTGCACCATCTCATCTCTAGCGATTAGCTTAAAGATGTTACTAGAACCTGCCATTAACTTATCGGGCTGCTCACTAAAGCTCCAAGCTGTTACGAATGTGGCAAAGAATCTAATACCTTCGAACATGTTAAGCACGATAGCAGCTTTATAGATAGCGAGCTTAACCATCTTCTCGTCCACTTCTGGGAAAGGAACCAAAGTTGAATTGTTCGTGCAAGTAGCATTAGCATCCATTCTATCAAATACGTTAGTAGCCCAATCAAAAGCCCCTAGAATTGAAGATGCACGTTTCTGAATATGCTCATCATCTATGATTGACTCAATAAAAACATCCACGTCATTGTATATAGCGCGGACCATTTCAGTATAAGACTCAGAATGCAGGAGCTCGTTGTTCTGATGGTTTGTGATATAAAGCTCCCACTCAGGGTTATTACTAATACCCCCGTTATTAAATAACTGTAGAGGAGCGCGTCCTGCACAACTATCAAGAGTAATAGCGAACTTAAGG